GAAATAGGTTTGCCCGATGCAGTTATTGACAATACAAGTGAAGGCAGTACACTAGTTATGTTGAAGGGGGCAACAAACATGGCCCCAGTATTATTAGAAATAGAACTTGATAAAGTAGATTATAGGTCTGCTAATTGGTCAAAGTTTGATGCTTCTACTGGACAAATTGTTATAGGCACAGTGGACACAGCAACAAACTCTCACACACCAACAACGACAGTGTTTCAAGCAGACGATATAACAGAAGCAACGGCAGATCATTATAATAGTAGGTTGATTATATTTACTTCTGGTGTGCTTATTGGGCAAGCCACCACTATTACAGACTATTCAGCAGTTGGCGGAATAGGACAATTCACTGTTTCTACAATGACAGACGCTCCATCAAATGATGATACTTTCATTATAGTGTAAACGTAGAGAAAATTTATGTCAATAACACAACTGGGCTTAACGGGTACTCCTTCAAAACAGTATTCCGTAAGTCCAAAAAGAGCGGCAACAACAGTAACCAAATCTATTGGAACTTCCAGTAGAGATTACTCTACGATGACCGCATGGGAAGCAGACCTAGACAACACTTTGGTGTATGTTTCTGGCGATGATGCCGTGGGCGAGTGTTATAATGATTCAGATTTTACGGAGACTATTACTGTTAGCGGAGGTAGTACAGTAGGTCTTACTTCTGTTGCTTTAACAGCAGCTAGTACAGAGAGGCATAATGGGACTGCTGGAACGGGGGTGAGGGTTCTGGGAGCATACACAGCATCCGTCAGCGGGAACAACACGATTCAGAGAAGAATAGAATGGATTGAATATGATTATAATGGAAATAGTGGTGCTTCCTTCGTTGTGAGTGTTGCAGGGTTTGGAAATCCTGGCAACGCAACGGTATCTCAATTAATTGTTCATGATGCTCAGAACTCAGGTAGTACCTGTTCTGGAATCAAAACGGGTGACAAAGATGGCGATATTTTAAATTGTATTATATATGACATAAGATGTTCAAACGGTTTTAGTGCGGGAGCCTTGGGAGTATCTTGTTCCGTTTTTGGTTATGATTATAATATTCTTAATTGCACCGTTTATAATATAATCAACGATAATGGTTCTGGGTCTGCGTTATGTTATTCTGGATTGGATGACGATCTTAGTAAAACGATGAAAAACTGTATTGGCATGGGCGTTGGAGGAACGTCAAGCGGTACAAAACAATGCTTCGCCTCAACGACCACCGTGAATGCAGATTACTCTCACAACCTATCATCCGACACTAGCGCTCCCGGCGCTAGTTCTGTCACAAATTCTGTTACCGCAGATCAATTTGTTTCCATTGTATCTGGCTCAGAAGATCTCCATCTCAAATCAGGATCAGACGCTATCGGTGCGGGAGTAGATTTGGGAACAACCCCAGACGGAGTTCAGTACGATATAGACGGAGTTGATCGCGATGCTCGCGGAACAACGTGGGATATAGGTGCGGATCAAGCTGCTGGAACAGTTGGAAAAACCATTGGTACGTCTTCTCGCGATTATTCTACGATGACTCTTTGGGAAGCAGACCTAGACTCTGCGGGTTATCAAAGCGGTGACGATGCCGTAGGAGAATGTTATAATGATAGCACTTTTGATGAATCTGTTACTATAGATGGTGGAAGCACTGTTGGTTTAAATTCTTGCACCCTAACGGTCGCAAATGGAGAAAAACACGATGGAACCGCTGGTAATGGAGTAAGAATAGTAAGAACCGCAAACAGTTCATATATTATAAATAATACTGGATCTACACAAACAGAAATTTCTTGGCTTGAAATTGACGCTAATGGCTTTAATGCTACAGGAATGTGTAGAGGGGAGACGGATTCGGTTACATCATCTAGATTAAAAAATTTAATTGCTCACGGTCAAAGCGGGGCTTCTAGTTTTAATGGATTTTTATTAAATAGAGGTAGTAGTTATTGCTTAAATAATATTCTTTATGATTGCATTAATACTCTTTCTGGCGGCGGTGGAAATGGATTTAAATCTGGATCTAGTACAGAGAATTGGCACAATAATACATGTTATCTTGTAAAAAGTGGAGTCTCACACACTTCTGGATTTTTTTATGGTATGAGTTTTGCTTCTATAACTGCCTCAAATAATATATCTGTAGATTCTGGGACAGACGGCACAGCGACCGGAGCGGATTTTACTGGAACTAGTGATTACAGTTTGTCGTCTGATTCTTCTGCGTCAGGAACCTCCGTATTAACAAACAAAACCTCTACCAATCAATTCGTCTCCATCGTTGGCGGTTCCGAGGATCTCCATCTTAAAGCTGGTGCAGATGCCATCGGTGCGGGAGTTGACTTAGGAACAACGCCAACTGGTGTAAATATAGATATAAACGGATTTGACAGGGACTCGATAGATGTTGCTTGGGATATTGGCGCTCACCAATTTACAACAACTTTAAGTAATATATCAAATGCGTTAATTGCTTTTTTCCTTGATTTTTAATTAGAGGTATAAAATGCTTGGATTTCAACCTATATCAAGCGATCCGATATCTACTATTGAACTTATAGGAACACTGTTAATAGTGTTTAATAGGAAAATTCCTATAGATACTCAAGGAGAAATAAATCCAAATATAAAAACTTTTGATTGGATTCTTAATGTTAGAGATTCAGTATGGAATATAAAATGTTAAAGGTAAAAATATGAGTATAGTACCATCAGATATTGTTATTTATTCAAGCCAAAACATGCCTCAAGATGATTCTTCAGTTGCTGGAGGCGTAATAAATAGTGGTATAAGAGTTGTATTTCAAGATGTTACAAATACTGGCGTAATAAATGCCGTAAGTGATAACGCATTAGATACTGGTAATATAACTGTAGTAGGCAGAGATGTTGTTGGCATCATTACTAGTGATACATTTCAATTAAATGGTATAACGCCCGTTGCAGGAACTCAAAATTTTGAAAGAATAATATCTTGTTCTGTAGATCAAATAGCTAGTGGAAATATATCTGTAAGTGGAAATATATCTTTAGGATCAATATATCAGAATGAAAGTGGATTTACAAGACCATTTTATAATGCAACTGCTAATCCTAATGGTGGTGCAGATAAAGTATTATATGAGAAGGTATTTATTAAGAATAATAACACAACCAATGCTCTACTTGATGCTACAGTTCAAGAAATTTCGTCTGGTTTATATTCAAAAATTCAATTTGGATTGGAAAAAGGTCAAAATTATAATGAGTCAGTTGCTAATAGGCTAACCGCCCCAACAGGCGTAACTTCTTATGGTAGCGGTATTAGTGGTGTTTCAAATACTAATATATCTCCTTTGGATGCTCAAGGAGTTTGGTTAAAATTTGATCTAAATGCAGGCGATTCTGCACAAGATAGTTTTTATCAGTTGCAAATAGCAGGAGGTACTACATAATGCCTACTCCTTTAACAGTTGAAAAAAATTTTATTGGGTTAAGAGTTGATTCTATTGCGTCTGTTTTACTTGATTACAAGATACCTATAGAAAATATTTCTTTTGCGTCTGTAGTAATTTCGCCAGAAATACCTATTGAAAATATTGCTTCTATATTAGAGGCAAATAATATTCCTGTAGAAATACAATCAGATGTAGTTTTAATAACAACTGATAAAAACATACCTATTGAAGTTATATCACAAATAATATCTAATAATGATATACCTGTTGAAGTATTTAGAGATATTGATGGTGACTCTATTTGGAGCTTGAATAAGAGGGGTATATTATGGGGGATGAGCGAAAGACAAATTATTTGGAATATTGAAAATTTTGGTGTACTTTGGGTTAGAGAAGATAAATAATTTAAATTAATTTGGAGTATTTAAATGAGTGTTACCGCTAGTCAAGAACTTTGCAAGCAGCCTGCTGAAAAGAGAAGGTTTGCTATGGAGTTTTCGAGCTTGCTAGGCTCAAGTGAAACTATCTCAACTATTAATTCAATTAATTCTGAAACAATTAATGGAGATACTTCAGATTTACTTATAACTGTTCCTGCTATTGTTGATGGGTTTGCAACAGATAGCCGAGTTCAAGTATGGATTCAGCAAGGAACTTCCGGTTTAAAGTATAGAATAGAAATTTTAGTAACTACTTCTGATGGTCAAATATTAGAAGGTGACGGTATTTTAAAAGTAACAGACAGGTAAAAACATGGCAAGTTGGCAAAATACTAGTTTGATTATGTTACGCACTATGTTGAATGATGTAGGATGCGGTGAAACAAAATATTCAAACTCAAGGCTTGAGCAGTTATTAATAACTTCTGCTTATTTTCTTCCTATTGATATAAATTTTAATAGTAATTATGTAGTAGATGTTGAGCAAAATACAATTTCTCCTGATCCTATTAATCAAGATGATGGAACAGAATTTATTAACTTTATGGTTTTACGAGCGGCCTGTATTGCTGATGAAGGCAATTTTAGAAACGCTGCATTGCTACAGGGCGTTACCGCTAGGTGTGGTCCTGCTGTGTTGCAGACTAGTAGTTATGGTCAATATTTAAAAGACCTTTTAACAGAAGGTCCGTGTAAAACTTATGAAGATTTGAAAAATGAATATAACTTTAGTTATGAAGGAAGAAAAATTATTAGAGCAGTTATGTCTCCGTTTGTATCTAATGATTTTTATCCTCCTATGAATGATGGTGGTTTCGGACAATTAGATACACAGAACCCACATAGAAGTAGATAATAAAATTTTGGAGTAAAAAATGACTATTATATATCAGCCTAAAGGCTCAGGTACTGAACATAAAGAAGGTACTATCGTTGTAAATTCACCAAGGGGCGCTTCTGCTGCTTCCGGCATTACATCTAATTATACAATTGATACTTATGTTACAAATTTACCAACAACTGGTACTATAAACGATAAATATGATATTAGATTTACTGGTTGCGGTGATGTTTGTGGAAGTTAAATATGAATGCTTTTTCAGGAATAATCAATAGCGATTTTAAGAATCTATTTAATAATGCTATTTCTGCATTGCTATATGACGATTCTTGCACACTGCCATGTACTTTATACTATGGTGTTACCAAGTATGAAGATTGTGTAAATTGTGTGTATGATCCTATTGGGCAAAAATCTTCTAATAGATTTCAAGATGGTGGTCCTATTCCATTTCCTTTTGGAAGTATATGTCCAATGTGTAATGGGAATGGTAAAAAACCAGTTGAAACTTCGGAAGATATAAATTTAATGATAATTTGGAATGTAAAAGAATTTGTAAATTTTGGTACTGTAAATGATGGTACTGACGACATGATTCAAACTATTACTTTTGCAACAAATACTCCTAAGTTAGTTAGAGCTAAAGAAATAATTGTAGCAAGTGATATAGAAGAATATACAAGACATAGATTTGAAAGAGCCTCTATGCCAAAACCGTGCGGCTTAGGAAATACTACATTTGTTGAATGTATTTGGAAAAGGTCAGGGTAATGAGTATACAGGCAAAAATTGAATTGCCAAATTTTGATTCAGAATTTGATAAAAATATTAAAAAAGAAATAACAAATATTATATTGAAAAATATTAATGGGGTTGTTTCTAATATAGAAAAAAGATTAAAGATAATTGTTAAAAACTTAATAGAATCTTCGCCAGAATATAGCTCTATTAAAAGTGGTGATTTAAAAGGCGAGCTTGGAATTGTTTCTTCCAGTTCTATTGATGCAATAATAAGTAAATTTGTAGAAAGCGTAAAAGTTGAATACAAAAAGAATAAAGGATTTGGAAATATTGTTATAAAGATAATAAACTCAGATTATTCTGATGTTTTAACATTACCAGAAGCTTCTTATGTTTATTCTTCTAAACGTGGAGGTGGTGTTATTGAATGGCTACGTTGGTTGCTTCTTGAAGGCACTTCAATAATAGTTACTGAATATGATTTTGAAGCAGGACCGAGAGGTAGAACTGGTAGGGGTATAATGGTGAAAAAAATTGGCGGTTGGTCAGTTCCGGTAGAATTTGCTGGAACTGCCACTGACAATTTTGTTACACGTTCGTTATCTTCAATACAGGATGATATAGATATTACCGTAAGGCAAGAGATTACCAAAGGTTTAAAATAATGGCTGTTTGTGGATTTAATAAAAGACTTAATAAGCATGTTACCAATATAGGTACTAGCTTATTAACATCTCAAATTGAGACTAACTTAAAAAGCTATTTAGATTGGGGATTATTAGGCGTTGGTTCATTTTCAAATGTAAATATTCCAACTTCTGGTGCTTTTGGTGGAACTTTTGATAAACTTAGGCTAGTTGACGATCCTTCATATATAGACGGTCAAGTTTGGGAAAGTCCAAGAAAAGATTGGGTTTGGGAAACTGGTGTTTATTATGACACTCAACCAACAAATATTTCTGGCGTAAATGTTAATGGTATTTTTTACGGTACTGGAGATGCTACATATGGACATCATTATAATTATCCATTAGGAAGGGTTGTTTTCGATTCTGCTATACCAGTAAATAGTAATGTTCAATTAGAATATTCGTATCGAAATGTTCAAACATATATAGCGGATCAAGCTCCGTGGTGGGATGAAATTCAATACGGATCTTATAGGGTTGACGATTCTACTTTATATGATGTTGGATCAGGAAATTGGCAAATATTATCTAATCATAGAGTTCAACTTCCAGCGGTTGTTTTAGAAGCAACTTCTAGAAGGTCGTTTAAGCCTTATGAATTAGGCACTGTGAGTAATTTTGTATACACAGATGTTTTATTTCATATACTATCTGAATCAAGATGGTGGAGAAATCAATTGGTTGATATAATTTCTCTAGAAAAAGATAGAAGTATATGGCTTTATGATAATAATCAAGTTGCTAGTGCTACTGGATATCCTTTAGATCATAGAGGCATGAAAGTTTCTAGTCCATTAATGTATCCTTATTTAGTTGATAATTACAGATATAAAATGGCTAGATTTTTTAATATGGCTGTAACTGAAATGGAAAGTCCTAATAGCAGGCTGCATAGAGCAACAGTTAGGGCTACTTTTGAGATTGTTATGGCTTGATTTTTTTAAATTGGTGTATTTAATTTAAGGTAAATAAAAAAATACAATTCCTACCTATTAAAGATAAGATAACTAGGAGATAAATAATGGCTAATAATAATAGAATTTATTACCCTATGCAACAGGTTGCTTTTCGTAAGCCTGGAACCACTGTATATCGTGAAGCGCATGGGGTTCAAAGTGTTGCTATTACAACAACATTTAATCTTGAACAAGCTTTTGAGCTTGGTCAACTTGCGATTTATGAAAATATTGAAGGTATTCCAAATGTTGAAGTTACTCTAAATAAAGTTTTAGATGGATATCCGCTTTTATATTGTTTGGCTACAGCTACTAATGCTGCTGGTACTACCATTGAAAAGCCACAATTGGTTCAAAGGGCAGTTGGTGAAACTGTCATGAGTTTGGGCATTTGGCCTGAAACACAAGAAGCTGTATCGGGTCTTCCTTCCACATTTTGTGAAATGTCAGGCTTGACCGTTTCTTCTGTTAGTTATACATTCCCAAGTGAAGGTAACTTTACAGAAGATCTTAGTCTTGCTGGATTTAATAAAGTCTGGAGTACTTATGTTACTGGTGCTTCAGAATGCGAAGCTCCGTGGGCAACTGGAAGTCCAACTGGCGCTCCTAGTTTTCAAGATAATGCAGACGCCCCGATTGGTTCTGGCGGTGTAAACCAAAGAGAAAATATGATTTGGGCCATTAGTAATCAGCAGGCCAGTTCAGCAGGAGGTGGAGATTATGGTATTCTTCCAACTGATATTCCTGGCGTTCAAGGATCTGGTTTCTTAAATAGAAGTATTGCTCATATTTCTAACGTTTCAGTTAGTACAGACTTTTCTAGAGAAGACTTGTTTGAATTAGGTTCCAGAAGCCCTTATGCTAGAACAGTTACTTTCCCTGTTGAAGTCACATGTTCTATTGATGTTATTTCTGTTTCTGGTGACTTGGTTAATGCTTTAGACAATTGTAATGCAGACGTTGCATGTGAAACACCATCTAACTTGAGCGATCAAAAAATTAGATTGGCAACTTGCGAAGGCACTAGAATTTATCTTGGAGAAAAAAATAAATTATCTTCTGTCAGTTATGGTGGAGGTGATGCTGGTGGTGGAAATGTTACAGTAACGTATGAATATCAGACATTCAATGACTTTACTGTTCTTCATTCTGGCGATAATTTTAACACATCAGGTCAAGATATTTGGTCGAAACGTAGTAATTATTTGACTTAATAAATAACTGATGTTTGAGATAAATAAATTAAGAGGGGAGGGAGGTTGTCTCCTTTCCCTTTTTATTTTAGGAAATAGGATATGGACCAACAAAAGAAATTTTCATTAATAAATAGAATATCTACTGGAATAATATTTCAATCAGTAGAAGGAAACCTCTATAAATTATTGCCTCCTGATAATGAAATCAAGGCATTATCTGAATTTGTATATCAAGAAATGTTATACAATACAAAGTTTGACCAATTAATAAATAAAAGTCAAGCATCTTATTTTCTGCAAAAAAAGAATATTTGGATTCCTTCTGATGAAAAAAAATTAGAAGATAATAACAAATTTATTGACGAATTAAAAATAGCTTTGTATAAATCTCTATATAATAATAAAGAACAGAAGCAGATTAGAAAAAAAATATCAATTGTTCAAAAAAATATTAATAAGCTATTAATGGCAAAACATTCACTTGATTATATGACTTTAGAAAATTTTTCTGAAACTATAAGGGATGAATTTTTAATTGCTAATTGTATTCATACTTTAGATAATCAAAAGGTTTACAACTATAATAATTTTTGGCAAAGCGATTCAACTATTTTAAATAAATTTACAACCTTTATTCAAATGAATGTTATATCTTCTGAGGAGTATAGGGAAATAGCTAGGTCTGAGCCATTTAGATCATTATGGCTAATAAGTAAAAGTGATATTTTTTCTAAACCTTCTTTAGAATTAACATTAGATCAAAAGAATATGATTTTATATTCTAAGATGTATGATAATGTATATGAAAGCCAGGATAGACCCTCTGATGAAGTTATAGAAGATGATTTGATGCTAGACGGATGGTTTTCATTTCAAAAGAAAAAGAATGAGTTAGAAAGAAAGCAAAAAGAAGTTGATGATCTACTCAACAAAAAAGGATCAAATTCTGGTGCTGGGGATGTTTTTGTTATGAGTCCTAGCAGAGATGAGGCTAAAAGGGTTAGCGAATTAAATGATTTGAATGCTAAGATGAAATTAAAGCAAAGAAGAAATCAGATTGAAAAACAAGGAGTAGTTTCAGAAGAAAAGTTTGCAGATGTAAAAATGGATTTAAGAAATCAGGCTATGCAAAAAATGGCTAATAGATTTAAAGGATAGTTATGAATGATAAAGAGTATAAAGATTTTTCAAAAAAAAGATTTTCAAATAATTTAGATAAAAAATTTAATACAACAATTATTGGTTCTTTAGCTAAATTTGAAGAGAATTTTGGTTTTTTGTGGGGTCATGGAATTCCTTATGCGGATTTAACAGATCAGCAAAAAGAGTTCAGAAAGATTTGGAAAAAGACAAGAATTTCTATATTAGATTCTGGTCATTCTAATTTGAGAGCTTGTCAAAGCGAGTTAAACCAATACGATGTTCATTGGAACAAGTATGTTACTAATTTAATTAATTTTAATTCTGAGGAATAATAGGGGATAAGTATGAGTTCTAAGATTGAAAAGAAAAAAGAAAAAAGAGATTTTGAAGTTGATGGTGTTAAGTATTCTGTAATAAGACCTAATATTCAAATTTTAACAGGAGCAAATAAGATTAGAAGGGAAACTTTTAATCAAGAGCTTGAGGCTGGTTCTTTACTAAGAGATCAGCTTGAAGAAGAGCTTCGCAAAAGAGAGCTTTGGAGTGATGAAAGAGAAGCTAATTATCAAAGGCTTAGGGTAGAGATAGTAGATAGAGAATATAAATTGGCTGCTGGTGGTATAAAGCTTTCAGAAGCAAAGCAATTAGCATTGGAAATGAAACAAAAACGAGAAGAAATGGTAGAGCTACTATCTTCTAGAACAGATTTGGACTCAAACACTTGTGAAGGACGAGCAGATGCAATGAGATTTAATTATCTTTTTGCTAATTGTTTGGTGTATTCAGATAGTGGAGAAAAGTATTTTAAGAATGGCTTAAATGACTATCTTTTAAATCAAGAAGATTTGGTTGGTTTGGTTGGAGCATCGGAATTCTTTTATCTGATTTCTGAGACAGATCAAGTTGATGATAAATTACCTGAAAATAAATTTTTAAAACAATTTAATTTTGTAAATGAAAAATATCAACTAGTTGATAAAGAAGGTAGATTGGTCGATCAAGAAGGTAAACATATTGATGAAAATGGAAATCTTATTGAATGGTTGAATGATAAAGATTTTATTTATGTTGATATAAATGGTAGACAACTAGATGATGATGGCAACTTTAAAGTTGAATTTTCTCCATTCCTAGATGACGAAGGCAATCCTATTGGATTAGAAGAAGATAAAACTGTAAAAAAAACAACGGCACGACGAAAAAAAACATCTCCTAAAAAAGAGGAAGTAGTTTAGGAGAAGTTAACTTTGGGTAAGCGATCTTTTTTGATTATTAATCAAGATGGGTCGCTTTTTGCTTATGAGGTAATATAAAATGGCTTTTAATATAAATGCACAGGTTGTTCTAAGCGGTCCTAAAAATATAAAGACCGTAAGAAGTAATATAAAAAAACAATTATCTGGAATAACAACAAATGTAAAAGTTGATTTAAGTAAAGCTGCAAATACAAATTTATCTAACTTAAATAAACAGCTAAAAACAACAAATTCTATATTAAAGCAAGTTGCTTCAAGCGCAACGACTGCTAATAAGCAAATATCTAGTCTTTCCAAAGGTATAAATCAAGCTTCTACTAGTGCTGGTAATTTAGGTAGAAATGCCAATAACCTATCAAATTCTTTTAATAATGTTACTAAGTCTGTTGCTCAATCTAGGGGAGAAATAGAAAATTTTGGTAGGGATGCTGCACTAGCTATTCGTAGATTCTCTGCTTTTACTATTGCTACTGGCGCTGTATTTGGATTTATCAGAGCAGTAAAAGAAGGTATTAAAGACTCAATTGAGTTTGAAAGACAATTATCTAGAATTGTTCAAGTTACTGGAGCAACAGATAAACAAATCAAAGGTTTAGAGTCAACTATTGATGGATTGGCAGCAACTTTAGGTTTAAATTCAAATGAATTAGCAAAAACTTCTGTTACGTTGGCGCAAACTGGTCAGACAATAGATCAGGTAAGAAAGTCTTTAACTGCTATTAGTAAAGCTAGTTTAGCACCTACATTTGGTAATATTCAAGATACCACAGAGGGTGTTATCGCTGCTCTAAATCAATTTCAGATTAGTGCAGATAGAACAGAAGCGGTTCTTGGTTCTTTGAATGCTGTTTCTAAAAGATTTGCTGTTGAATCTGAAGATTTGATTTCTGTTATTCGTCGTGCTGGTGGTGTTTTTGCTACTGCTGCTGGAGATATTGCAGAACCAGAAAAGGCTCTTGCTGAACTTGTTGGTATTTTTACTGCTGTAAGATCTACGACTAGAGAAAGTGCAGATACTATTGCAACTGGTCTTAGAACTATCTTTAGTAGAATTCAAAGAAAAGGAACTATTGAATTTTTAAAGAACTTCAATATTGAACTTACAAATGCCCAAGGTCAATTTGTAGGTTTCTTTGAAGGTTTTAGAAGAATTGCTGAAGGACTAAATGATATACAAAGAAGGGGCGATACTATTACTCTGGGTAGAGTAGTAGAAGAATTGGGTGGTATCCGTCAAATTGGAAAAATCTTACCTGCTATTCAACAATTTACTAAGGCCGAAGAAGCTAGAGCAGTTGCTTTAGCCGGTACTGAAAGTATTACAAAAGATGTTGCTATTGCTACGCAAACATTAGCAGTTCAAATACAGCAGTTGCAAGCAAGATTTCAAACGTTAATTAAAGATATTTCTCAGTCTACAACTTTTCAAAGATTAGCTTCTTTTGCTCTTAGTACAGCGAATGCATTTATTACTTTGGCAGATGCTTTAAGACCTGTTATTCCTTTATTAACTACTTTTGCTACAATTAAAATTGGTGGAGCAGCATTAGAATTTGCTCAAGGTTTCGTTGGAGGTATTAAAAAGGGTGGTGGAGCAGGAGGTGTAGGCAAGGGCTTATCTGGCGCTATTACAGGTCAGGGTGGAGGTGGAGGTCAGCTTAATCTGAAACCTTTGCAAACTGCCTTAACAGCAAATACAAATAGTGTTAATACTAATACTAGCTCTGTAAATCAAAATACAAACTCATCAACTACTTTAACTACTTCTGTAAGAACTTTAGATTCCAGTGTAAAAGCTTTAACAACAGCTATTAGTAGATCTAGCCTTACTGGTGGCGGCGGTACTTTAGGAAGAAGAAGAAGGGCTTTGGGTGGATCTATACCAAGATTCCAAAAGGGTGGTTTTGTAAATGGGCCTGGACACGCTCAGGGTGGTGTTATAGCGGAGCTTGAAGGTGGTGAATTTGTTGTTCCTAAAAAACAGGTTCAGAAATTTGCAAGAGGTGGTAAAAAATCTAAGCTTAATAAAAAGAATGCTTATATATTTGATTTTGACGATACTCTTGCTACTACAGAAGCTAAAGGGTTTAAAGAATTTAGCGATCCTAAATTTGTTAAAAGTGCATCTGCAACAAGATATGCTTCTTTAGCAAAACGTAGGGCTTCACAAGGCGATGATATACATGTTTTAACTGCTAGGTTTGGTGGAGGTGGAATTAGAGAAGCTATTGCTGATTTTATGGCAAAGAATGGAATAGCAACAAAAAGTGTTATTGCTGTTGGTGGTGCGTTTCCAAAAGATAGAGAACCTGGGAAAAGACCTGGGACAACAAGAAAATTAAGTACTGCTTCAAAGAAAGCCAAAGTATTATCTAAACTTTCTAATAATTATAATAAAATAACATTTCTTGATGATAATGCTGAAAATCTTATACAGGCAGCTAAGGTTAAAGGAGTTTCTTCTGTAGAAGCGAAAGAGTCAAAACTGTTTAAAAATAGAAAGGCTCTTGGTGGAATTATACAAAAGCTTGCTGTTGGAGGAAAAGTCAAGGCAGGCGAACTTAGAATTGGTGATATTTTAGACACTGGAGAAATTGTAAAAGCCGCTTTAAAAACAGGTAATCGACAGAGAAGAAAAATAAATCTAACATTAGAGAAAGATGGTGTTAGGAAAACAGAACGGGTTGAGTTCTCTAAGCTGTTTGGTTTAAAGAGCAGAGGAAAAGGTATATCTCCAATAAAACTTAATAGCGGGGGAATTATACAAAAGTTTGAACTTGGAGGTCTTACAAGAAATGCAGTAAGAAACCCCGGAAGAAACCCATTAAGCGATATTTTTCAGGTTAATCAAGCGGCTGGTGCTAAATTACCTATACAAAATACTAAACAATTTGGTTCTTTCTTAAAGAAAAAGTTCGGCAATAAAGTTTCTGCGGCAGATTTCGGAGAATTTTCACCCACCGAACAAAAAGCTCTAGTTAAAGAATTTAGAGGTGGAGAGTCAGCACCTAAACAACCTAAACAACCAAAACAACCAAAACAAGATGGAGATCCAGATAATCTTACTTCGATAAGTGGAAAACTAGGAAGGGGTCGTGGTGCTAGAATTGTAGGAGCGCAGATTCAAGGTGTTCCTTTTGGTGTTACGTTCTTAAATAACCCACCATCCAAATTGCAACAAACAATTAATGGTGTTTTGAAGGATGGTAACCAAACAGGAAAGTCTACACTAAACAAGCTTATTATAAAAGAGCTTCAAAGATTTGGTGGTCCTGCCACTAGAGATAAAACTAAAAGATTTGGAATAAAATCTGGCGCACAACTTTCAGCGCCAAACGCACAGATTGGAACTTTTAAATCTAATGGTAAAAAGGCTTTTGAAGATGAGGTAGAAGGTGGTATTCCTCCAATTTTTGAAAATGCTACTAGAAATTTCTTTGAATCTGCTGGTATTTCTGGTCCTGCACCTAAATTCTCCCTTAATCAACTTGTTAGTAAATCTGCCGTTGGTTCTATTACTGGTCAATTCTTTGAGGCATTTACTAGGTCTGTAGGTAATCAGCCTATTTTGACTGGCGCTCAAGATGATGCGGATGACATTTTTGATTTCAGATCAAAACCTCAAAATGCAGACGCACTTTTTACTAAATTTGCATTGCCAAATGAATTTAAGAATACAGGTAGTAGCACAGAAAATATTAGAAATGCTATTTCCAAATCTTTCTCTTTGCCCGGAACTTTGGTTGATTTTCAAACAGAAGTATTTAAATTAAATCAACAAAGTGCTAATAGAGGCGGCGAGATAAATAATGCCAATGCAATATTAACTCCCGGTGAGGCTGTATTCGGTGCTAAGAAAGCTTCTCAAATAGGAATTTCTAATTTAAGTAGGTTAAATAAAACAGGAGATGCTTCTGGGTTAAATATTTCTAACTCTGATTTTTCTATTGTTCCCGGTAGTGGAAATAGTGATACTGTTCCTGCAAGTCTTGAGCCTGGGTCTTTTGTTATTAAAAAATCTTCTACACAAGAAGGTTTGCAGACTTTTAATTCTGGTGGCAAAGTTCAAAGATTCCAAGGGGGTGGAAGTAAAGGTGGAGGTCTTGGTGGTGGTATTACTCAGTTGGCTTTGTTTGCTAGTTTTGCGGATTTGGGCGAAAGCGCTAATCAATTAATAACATTATTCTTTGGTTTAGAAACTGTTTTAGGTTTATTTGGAAAAGATCTTAGTGATTTAGGTAAGAGTTTTAAAAAACAAAACAAAGCTTTAACAGATTTGTCTTCTCAACAAAGAAAAGAAGCAAAAAAAGTTAGAGGAAGACTTAAAGCTCCTATTAGGGGAGCAAAAGTTAGCGGATTAACAGCTTCAGCATCTAGGGCAGCAAGATTAAAAGCAGTAAGATCTGTTAGAGGTACTGGTGGATTTGGAACCGCAGGAAGGTTTGGAAGAACTGCTGCTAAAATTGGTGGCAAAGGTGGTCTTGTTGCTATTGTTGCATCGCTTTTGGTTGATCCAATAACACAGGCCATAAAAACTGGTTTTGGAGAAGTAGAACTTGAAACGGGACAAAGAGGTTTTAGAGGCCCAGGAGGTTTAGAGACTGCTCAAGCTATTGGTACTGGCAGCGGTGCTGTATCTGGCGCTTTAGCTGGTGCTGGTTTAGGTATTGCTGGAGGTCCAGTAGGAGCTTTAATAGGGGGTATTGCTGGTGCTGCTGTTGGTGGTATAAAAGGATTTTTTGATGCAGCATCGGCTCAATTAGAATTTCAGGCTTTTGACCAATTTAATAATGCTTTGGGTAAATCTACTGAATTAATAGATGAATTTAATAAAAATGCTAGTGTAGAAAATTTAGGTAAATTAAATCAAGCTACTGCTGAAGTGTTTTCAAGTTTTGAAAGATTAGCTAAAAATACAATTGAAGCAAGAGAAACATCATTTAGTAGTCAATTACTTGGTGGATTAGATACAAATATTTTTGATAGTTTCAGTACTGCTTCTGGTCTTTATGAAAAAAGTGTTTTTCTTTTTGATAAAGCTGCTCAGTTTTTTGGTCGTGGTACTAGCGATCTTGTTAAAAGTATTGAAAAATCAGCAACAGCACAAAAAAGAGGTGGTTTGTTTGGTGATATTCTTGCTGGTATTGCACCTCGAATTGATAAAATAGCCAGTGCTAATATTAAAGGTATTGAAGCAACATTTAATGCTATACCTTTAGATCAATTAAAAGCCTTAGATTTTAACGATATTGATTCTTTAGATGCAGTAAAAGATCAACTAAAAGATCTTGGCGTTGAGGCGAAAGATGCTGAAATTGTTCTTGGAAATTTAGAAGCAGCTTTAACACTTCAAGGTATTAATGATATATCTTCTGAATTACCAGAGGCTGCTAGAAAAGCATTCTTAGGAGCGGCAAGTGAAGCTTTAGCAGCAGGAACTAGTATCGCTGATGCAGTAGAACTAGCATTTTCACCTGACCAATTAGTTAGACTTGGAATAACCGCTGAGAATGCTAAACAAATAGTTGAACAATTAAATAATACAATTGGTGAAGAAGCAGTTGCTGAATTAATAGCTTATCAAAAAGAACAGGTTGAGCTTAGTAGAATTTTATCAGAAACTTCTAGGGAAATAGATGCTTTTGGTGCTGCGTTAAATTTATTGTCTGGTGGTATTGCTGGTATTGGTTCTGATTTTTCTACACTTCTTGGAAATATACAATCAGATCTTGATGCCAGTCTTAGTAATGATTTCACGGTAAGGAGACAACAAGCTCCTAATGTGTTTGAAAATGTCACAGGAAGACTGCCTGATGAAATCAATAACGCCGTAAATAATTTAGGAAAGATTCTAAATACAGATGTATTAGATGGTGCTGGTAAAATTGTAAACTTGCAAAATGAGTTACCTAGAGCATTAAAAGATACTGTTACTGCTTTAGCATCGCAAACTTCTGGAGGTATTAGTGGTGCTGGTCAATTTACAGACGAACAAATATTAGATGAATTTAAAAATGCGATAACAGAATTTGATAAACTGCCATCATTTGTTCAGCAAAACCTTGAAGCTACTTTACGAGGCATCGTAGGTGGGAGTAGACAGGGAGAAGGAGGAAAAGGAGCAGTATCCTTACAGAAATTATTAGAAGAAGGTAATTTTGACCAACTAAATCAGATATCAGTAGAATTTGCTGAAAATCTTTCTGAAATACAAAGTGCTGTAAATGATTTTCAAAATGCTATTGCGCAAGGCGCTAATAATATTAAGAAAATTAATAATTTAAGATTAAGAACTGACTTAGAAATTAACGCTAAGAGACAGTCTTTTGAAGATAGATTTGGTCAATTCTTGAATCAAACTGTTGACGAAAGAGCCAAGGCTGAGAAAAGATTAAGAGATACTATTGATACACAATTGCGTGCTGGCACTGGTGGTCCTGGCATTGGTGCTGGAGGTATTGATGCTGATGCTTTAGCTAGAAGAAGGGAAAAATTACTACAAACAAGAGATAATTTACAAAAGCAACTGGAAAATCCTGAACTTGGTCAAGCTGAATTTGATTCTTTAACTAAGGCTCTTGGTGATAACGCTTCTAAATTAGATGGTACAACAGCAGCATTAAAAACATTATCAGAAGATGTAACACAGCTTGAAGCTGTAGAAGGAGAATTAGCAAAGATACAAGAATCTAGATTAACAGGAAGGGAAAGAGCAAGACTATTTGCTTCTAGAGCGCAAGATGCATCAACTCCAGCAGAATTTGCCAAATTATTTCAAGATTTTCTTGCGCCAACAATTGCCATTGCTAAAGCACAACAGGGTGGTCCTATTGGTTTTGGAGAAGCTGCTGCTATATTAGGAGATCCGCAACAGATTAAAGATGTTTTTGGTTTTGATGATGCTCAAATAGAGTCTATATTAGCCGGAACAACACAGGGAATTGGTGATACTTTTGCTAATCTTTTAGCTTCATTTGGTGTCGGTAGAAATGCTGCTCCTATTGCTAGAGGTTTGTTTGGGGCTGGTGCTACAGAAGCGGGGTCTACTGCTAAAGAACAAGAACTTCTTGCCGAAGCTGCTAGGTTACAGCTTGAAAGAGAACAGGCACTTCTTGCATTAAGAGATCAAAATATAACTTCTGCCGAAACACTTCAGCAACAGTTTTCTGATCTTATTGGAACAACTTCTCAGTCTCTTACCAATCTTATTGCTAAGGCTCAAGAATTAAGAAGTTCATCTGTTATACCTCCTTCTGCTGGTTCAGAACAGCAAGCAGAACAAGATATAGCTCAAGTTTTTAGAAATGCAGTTAAACCTTTAGATAGTACTGGCGCTGAATTAAGTAATGCTGCTAGTAGTTTACAAAGAGCAGCACAGGCTATACAAGAGGCTGTTAAAGCGCCAGAAGTAAAACCTGTTAAAAAAATCAGTGAAACTGCTATAAATCAAAACATTCCTCCTTCGTTTCCGGTGTTACGACGTCAAAACGGAGGTTCTATATTTAAACCAAGAGGAACAGACACAGTTCCTGCCATGTTGACTCCTGGCGAATATGTAGTAAATGCAAAAGCTGTAAAAAAAGGATCGAATCTTCAGTTATTAAAAGATATAAATGATGGTAAGGTTACTATTCCAAAATTTGCTAAAGGTGGAATGGTTGGTTATTTTGATAGAGGGGCTTTAGTACCATCGGAAGATGAATTTATATTACAGGAATTAGTAAAGCGAGAAGACAAAAGTATTTTAGATGCGACTAAAACTATTCCTAATCTAAGAACTCCTTCGCGAGAATCAGTTGAAAAGTCGGCTGCTGATAAATTATCAGAATTAAAAAGACAAGGGTTTAATCAAGATGCTAGCAAGCTTGCTGGTGTGTCAAGCAGTATTCAGAAAACTTCTGGGTCTTTCGGTTCAGGAACAGATGATAAACTTCTTGATTTTTTCACATTGTTAAATCAAATTTCTGCTCAAGAAATTGAACGTAAAGATAAAATAAGGAATTCAGCCGCAGGGGAACGCGCAACTGATCTTTTAAGCTTACCTTTAGAGCTACCCTTTCTTCCAGAAAAGATTTTTGAAACAACGACAGGAACAGATCTACGTAAATTTTCACAAACTCTAGATCCATTCGCAGTGGATGAAGATCGAAATCAAAAAGGTATAAGAAGTCTAGCAAATAAATCTTCAGATCAGATTATAGGTGGGTTTGCAAATCTCGTTCAAGGAGGAATTAATAGCGTAATTGGTCGTGATCCAACCGATTTACTAGATCAGATTGATTTTGCTGCGGTGGGTCGTGGTGACGGTTCAGCAAGTTTTGACGATATACAATTAGCAGAAATACTTGAATTGCAAAAAAAGGCTGCTGAAGGTATTTTAAAAAGCAGGACCAGTTTGCAAAGCAATGAAAATTTAAGCAGTCTTAGTAATCTAAGACTTTTTGGGAACGACGAGGATTTTAGAGCGGCGGGTGGCACTTTTAAAGATAGTGGAGAAAGAAATATTTTACCCGAAGAAGAAGCTTTGTCTAATTTTTTAGCTATAAGAAGAAAGGCAGATCAAGATACACTTGCAGAATTTCGTAAAAAAAATCCCACCAATATTGATCCTAATCTTATTATACCAGCAGGACAAACGCCAGAAGATTTTATACAAACTGATAGAGGCGATACAAGTGTAGCAGGTTTGCTAAAGAGGGCGCCAAATATTATTAGCAATGAAGGCATTAGAGATTCAATTTCAGGCTCAACACAACAGGAAAGGTTGGAGGCAGCGAAAAAAAGAAATGAGGCTTTCTTTGCTGATAAGAAAAAATTGGATACTACTAAAACAAAAAATACAAGCAAGTTTGGTGAGATGGGACAAAGCTTTGGAGAGGCTGCTCCTTTTCTAGAAAATGTTCAATCTGGTAGAATTTCTGGACTAGCCCCTTTAATACCATCACTGCCTCGTTCACAATTTAGCAATGATGAGAAGTATCAAGATTATAGGCAAAAATTAAGAGAAGAAAAGTTTGGTAATGAGTCTGGAAGGCTTGAAGCCCAGTTTAAGGCACAAGAGCAAACTAAACCACAAATAAAACAAATTCAAAAAGAAATAGCAAAAACAATACCAGGGTCTACGAGAAGGAAAGAACTTGAAAAACAATTATCAGAACTTGAGAATCCTAAAATTTCTTCTAAGAAACAGGCTTCACCAAGATCAAAACAAGGTAGCATTACCAAGGGTAAACCTGAGAGATCAAAGGTTAGTACTATCAATGGTAAAGCTATAACGGACAAAAGTGGAAAGGTCATAAAACCAATCAAAGATTCGCCTTTTATTAACAAGCCGACCACCTTAACTTCAGATGAGTTAGCTGCTAAAAGAGAGGCGTTTTTAAGCACAAAGCCACAAAGTAAAGCTGAGTCACCGCCTGAAAGAGAAAAGAAAGAGCAAGAAGCTAGAATAAAGAGACAACAACAACCACAAAGTCAAGCACCCTCAAGTGGCTCTAAAGTTGACCAGCCCACACAGTTAACTGCTCCACCGCAACGCAAGATAACGCGAGAACGAATTGAGCAAACGAAAGGCTTTGACTTCAAAGCTGCTACACGAAGGGCCATAGATGCTGATGAAAGAGCCAAGGCTGAGAAAAGACTAAGAGATACTAATGCTCCTGAAGGATCAAATCGACTTTTAGACACTAAATACAGTGCTCCTGGTCTTGAGAATGTAGACCCAGTGACACTTGCTGGCGGGCAAGCACAATTCGCTGACCAACAAGCTCGATCAACAGCGGTACGACAAAGGCAACGTAATGCTCCTGCAAGTATACCAACAGATTTACCTGCAACTTTAGGATTACCTCCACAACAAGAACCAGCAACAAATCTACAACAACAAGAAAATTTAAGAAGCAGACAAGCAAGAATACGAAGAACACAGGGTGAAGGAGCAGCATCTAGATTTGGACAAACTTTTGGATTAAGAAATAGTGGTCCTGGGCAAAGAGCAGGATTGCCTGGAGGTCAAGGCCAAGGTCAAGCTGGCGCTCAAGATTTTACTGCTTTTTCAGATTCAGTAGCAAAGCTACAGGAAACCACTAAATCATTAACAGCATTTGCAACTCAATTAAATACTGCTGCTGATAAATTAGCACAATTACAAACTATTGAAGTTAGTTTAAATGCCAGAGTTGAACCAATTCAGGTTATATTAAATGGGGCAAGTATTATTAATGAATTTGGTGATACTGCTAAGAAAGAGATATATAATCAGCTTGTAACTAAATTAGAAGACGAATTTGTTAAGAAAACTCCTGATGGCAGTATAAATGAACCGACACTTGGATGAATAGCTTAATATGAAAGGTAAACAATGGCAACTGTTATGAAATATGGCGATTATCAATTTCGCCCAGTTCCACTACTAGATATTTCTAAAACTCCTATTAAGTTAGGAAATGATTATAACGCTTTGGGCAATGAATATCAAGTTGTTTTAGATGGAGATATATTATTAACTACTGGTAATATAGCTTCTGGAACTCATCAAGTTTTTACAGAAATAAATGAATTAAAAGATGCTTTTGCTCAAGATGGCAAACTTTTTGTAGCTTATTGTTCTGGAGTAGGAGGAACAGAAGAAAAATTATTTGTTAGTGGATATCCTATTGTAGATGATGTCAGCATAAATGTAGAAAGTGATAATTATACTAGAAGGGCAGGATTTAATATAAGTCTTAAAATGCCTTCTTTATCAGGGGTGTTTGATGGTTTAAATACTGGTAATGGATATATAGGACTTCAATCAAATACAGGAATTTTTCTTTCTGATTTTTCTGAGAGCTATGATGCTTCTATTAGAGATGATTATTTTCCAGCTATTACCCATTGGACTCAAGGATCATGTAACAATAAAGAAGAATATCCTGTAGTATTAGATATTAATAGACAAGTAAGTGCAAAAGTAAGACCTGTTTATTCTGGTGGTCAAGTAGTATTTAATTTAGAAAGCGGCGTTCAGTTTATTAATGACTATTTAAATGCAAATACACAATTTGATTATACAGGCATTGTAGGAATAACCTCAACTACTTTACCTAGATATAATCTTAAAAGAGAAGTTTCTGTTAATAAATTTGATTGGACAATTGATGCGACAGAATCTTATGTGGCTATTAATTATGATGAAAATACTTATGCTCCTGATACTGGAGCTATAGAAACTTATACTGTAGATGTTAGTCGTTCTGATTATATATCAACTGTTACAGTTCAAGGAGAAATACAAGGTTTAGCATTAACTAGTTTTGATGGAGGTACAATAGCAGAAACTTCTGAAAATAGAGAAGGCTTTATATCTACTCAAAGTGCTTATTCAAATGCTAGGGCATTTTTAACTGGTATAAATGATTTAACATTCTGTAGAGCATCAGAAGTTTTTGCAGAAAATTCAGGGTTTTTATATGGCGATTCTACTTGTAGGGCATCACCTCTTACCTTAATTAATAAGGTGTCAAATTCAACGATTGGCGTTAATCCTGTTAATGGACTAATAACATATAGTATATCTTATAATAATAGTCTTCAAAATTGCTTTAGCATTAATCCTTGTATTTTATCTTCTAATGCAACAATTACAGACAATTTAGCAACAGATGTTTTTGCATCACAAACAATAATTGGTAGAGGTGCGCTTGGTCCGATATTGCAAGATATTAATGCGAGTACTGCTAGAGTTAAACAATTAAATGTAGAACTTGTTGTGCCTCCTTCTACGGGTTGCGATACACTTATTGCTATTACTGGTGATATTCCATTGACTGAAGTTGATTCATTAATAAGTTTAATATCTGGAGATTTAGTAACTAATTATGATCAAGTTTTTGTTTCAACAAATACACAAAATTGGAATTTTACACAAGGAAGATATACAAGAACAGTTGCTTGGACATATAATGATTGTGAGAACTAATTTTATTAAAATAAGGAATAAATAAGAATGCCTTGCCAACAAAATATAACCGGACCATTTTTAAGACATCAGTTTCTTGGAGCAACTGTAAAAAGTTGGACTTGTAGTGCTGGTTTAAATCAAGAAGGAACTACAGTAACAATACAGTTAGTCGAAGATACTTGCCCTGCCTATCAGGGGGTTGTTTTTAATGCTTCTAATAGAGTTCCTGAATTAAAAACATTAACCGACAGTTTTGTTTATCCTCCAGTTGGTACTCCTGTAATATTTAGGTATGCAATGCCAGACGGTGCTGGAGGTATAGATGTTGATACTGGTTTTGAATATGCAGGATTTGTAAGAAACTGGACTGAAAGTAAAGATTCTAATGGTAATCCTATATTTAATGTTCAGTTAGGTGATGCTGGATTTTTATTAGAGAATCTTCAAGTTATTATGGCAGACAATGCCGAGAATGTTCCTATCCAGCTAAATACTTTAAATGCATTTGGAGCTTTGCAATACACCGCAGCTTATCTAGGTTCTGTATGCAGCACCCCAGGAAACCCTGGTGCTATAAGTCCAGCGGTAAATGATAAAGGTATGGTATTAGCAGATTTAATAGCAATGCTTCATTTGCTATGTTCAAATAATAATGTTCAACTTCCAGAAGTCAATAATTATAATCCTGGCGGTAGAATTTTTTATAGTGTAAAACCTTTCGATAAAACTCCTACTTCTGATGTTTTAGATAGTGTGGTTAATGAAGATGAATTTTTAGCTTTTCATCTTGATTTAACAGACCTTCCTTCAATGCCAAGTGACTATAGGGTTTCTGGTCCAACAGCTTCTGTTTATGATATTGTGTCTGAAGTTTGTACAGATGCGGGTCATGATTTTTATACTGAACTATTACCAGTTAGAGCATCTGGTGGAACTGAATTTATTATTAAAATCAGAACGATAGATAGAACTTTAAATCCAGTAGAAAATGCCATACCAGATTTTGTTAATTATAAAAAAACTTTATATCCTGATTATCAAGGTGGTATTATTTCTGCTACTTCTGGGCTAGAAAGCAGAAATGAACCTACTAATTATTATTTATATGGCGCTCCAGTTAGAGTTCCTATGGTTGAGACTTCTAACTTTATGGTTCCGTTTTTTGGATATGATAGTAATGGAGCAATGAATCAGGTTAATGTTGGGGGTGGATTATCGGTAACATTAGACACTTCAAAGTTAAATCAATCTTTAAATACATCTGTAGGTTCGACTATAACTATTTCAGAAGCTGAAATTCAAGCAGCTTTATCTGATTTTGATTCTTGGCAAGCAGTTTCACATGCTGCTAATGGAAATGTAAAAAGTTATTTAGATAGCATTAACCAGCTTGCAAGAGTAGATTTCGATGCTTTAGAGGCAGCAATACAGGGGGGAAAACCCGTTGTTGATATACAAAAACCTTCTTCTTCTCAATCAGAAAATGATCTTAGATCCGCTAATGCAAATGACGCTAGTAAATTATATGAATTTATAAAGTCTTATTGTGATGAATATTACGGCAAACAGTTTTATGTGGATGCAACTAATCAAGTATGCAAGTCTACAATATTTAGTTTATCGGCAGGATATCAGTATGATTTTGATCCATCTTCAGAAGGGTGCTGGACAGAAAATGCTAATGTTGGTGGAGATATTAATGGGAACACTTTAGACTTAGCTAATAACACTGCTGCTTCAGATTTCTTTAGAGATAAGGATGGAAAATTTCAAGCAATATTGCAATATCCTATTGCGGGCGCTACTAGTATTGATGGATTAACTTCAAGTTTAGTGCCAGATCCTAGCAAATTAGATGACGGAGAATATATAAAAGAAGGTTCTAACTTATTTATTAAGGTGGAATTTACCCCTCAATGGCTGAATGGAACTCCTTTATCTCCAAGTGATACAAGTGCTATAGGTGTTGTAGTAAAAACAAAAGCTCCTATTGTAAATTATTTAGGAGATACGAATTATTATGAGGGTTTTAATGGTAGCGCATTAGCACTTCAAAAAGCTTCAAAAACCCCGCCATCAAACATACGTGTTGGAGACAGAGGAATGATTGTTTTTGGTGCAATACCTCAAGCTGTCGCTCCTACTAAAGTTATGGTTCCTTTAAAATCTAATATGGCTGTATATGGTCCTTATTATACCGTACCAGACCCTAACGATCCAAATGATTTTGAAGTTCTTAGGGGGACTATTTTAGAACAAGACGAGGGGCTTTCTCCTTGGGAGTATGGAGGAACAGTTTATATGGAGGCTGTTGCTAAAGCTAAAGTAACAAATGCCGTAACAGAAATGATTCAAAATGAAAGAGGTTCTGTAAATTTTGCTGGCGTTCCAGAAGCACCTTTGAACTCTGAATTATTAATTGAAACAAATAATGATCAAAGATTTACTGATAGATTATTTAAGAATAGAACTGCATTTTATAACGGTGTAAGCGCAATCATTCCTACCTTGGCATTTTTAAATTATAGTATGCCAAAGTTTGATGGTAGCAATGGTCCAATCATTTCAAATATAACTGCTAATATTACTCCAGAAGGTTTTACTACTCAATATCAATTTAATACTTATAGTCCTCAATTCGGTAAATTTGCAAAATTAAATGCTGATAGATTAAAAAGACAAGGAAGAAATAGATTATCATTTAATAGAAAACTAAGAGCTTTGCTAGGAGGCACTCAGTTAAAACTAGAGAATAAGAGATATAATAATAATTTTATAGGAAGATCAGATAGAACCCCAAAGTCTGCACATCATGTTTTGATGCAAAGATATGTAGATCAAGGAAGTTCTAATAGGATTGAATCTAATTCTCAAGCTATTAAAGAAATAAATGTTTTGTTTAGTGATAGTACACATTATCAAGATGTTGCACTTATGTCATGGGATGGTATATTCAGACCTGTTTCAAAAGCTGGAGATGGAGGATTACCTCGATATATTAATATTAGCTCTGAAACTCCATGTGATATTCCGACTCCCGACAGAAGTAAACTTATTGATCCTCCTACAATAGATGATCGTGAGCCGGTATCACCAACAGTATATCTTGAATCTTTAGATATTAATAAAGATTATCTAGACCCATTGGCAAATGCAACAGATTCATTAATAATGGATACTCGTAGTAATAGCTCTACTAGTGGTCACAATATGGAAGTTGTTGGTAGAGGTTCTAATATTCCTGATCCTGATGATGGATGGTCTGTTCAAAAAAATAATAGTACTGCATCTGATTATAGATTTCTTGCTATGAGAGGACCAATCATGCTCCAACAGTGGGGATATGACTTGCAAGGAAAGCCTGTTCCGAATGCAGCAGATGTTGAAGCTGATACTGAAGCAGGTACTTTTGTAAAACAGAATTTGAAAGATAAATTTACTACTAATTGGTTGTCAAAACCAAAAACTTGGCCTGTCGCTCCTATTGATTTAAGGCTTGATAGAGACAGGGGTGTTTGGACCATTCCAATTCCAAGAGATATTATACATCTTAAATCTACAGAGGATAAGTGTGTTGGAGAAAATGGCTGTATTAGTGGAGTGTTTGAAAATGCTGGCAATATATATTATGACGATGGAACACCTCAATCTGCTTCTAACAAGAAGATCGAAGCTTGCTGGCCTTGGACTACTCATGCTATGCCAAGTGGTAAAGTAGATGACAAAATGCCCGTTTATTGGGATCAAAACGATTGTAAATATTACATAATGCCTTGGAATAGATTAGATGTATCATATGCTACTAGATCATGCGATGGAGAATATGGCGCACCAACTGAACTAAAAGATATTAAAAAAATAAATTTTAGAGGTTGTGAAGGTTTAAAAATAAGCGGATCTGTTACTGATGACTGTCTTAAAACATTGGACGTAACACTTGCATCTTCTAATCCTAGAGTTTTTGGTCCAAGTAACGATTTTGGATATGTTAGTAGAATTAATTTTAGCGGTTGCTTTTTTGAGGTCGCTACTTCTGGAGATGCTAGTCCCGATCAAGAAGATGACTGCTGTTCTTCTGCTATTAATGTTAAAGTCAAGGGTTTATCAGTAGATGGAACTACTTCTTGTTACGATGGTGATCCAGTGGCAGGAACAGATGTAGAAAAAATTGTTTTTAACAATGCTAGTGTTACTACTGGAGAGCGTACATCTGAAGGATGTGTTACAGCCACGGTTGACGTAGGTATTTCTGGATATACAACGACCGCCTGTGAACGGAATTACTTATGTGGTGATACAGTACCAGCAGAGGGTTTTGTTACTAGAAATATTGTAGGTGGATATGGAATTAAGATAGAGACTAGTATATGTAATCCTGAGTTTCCTTGTGTTCTTGGAATTAGTTCAGAAAGACAAATCTCTCTCGGTGTGGATCAAAAGGGAAGTATGATGACCCGTCAGTTGGCTGGTTGTAGTACAGGTGTTGCTGGGTCTTATTCTGATGGTGATTTAGCAGGTGTTTATAGCTATTCTGATCGTATTCCTTCCTGTAATTTTAATTCAATTCATGCTGGCGCTGGAATTGGATTGACTTCTAAAAAGAAACTAGGGGGAGATGATTGCGCTGCTGTTATATTTAGTAATTTACAAATATGTGGTTCAAATGAATGTGTGACTTCGCCTGCTGGTCAGTGCAAATCTAGTTTTGGTCTTCAAGTTTCAGCAATTTACTTTGAGACAGAATTCAATAATTTTTATGCTGGCGATGCGGGCGGAACTTGTAGCTGTTCGGTAGGTGAAGGCTCCGCAGGAGGTGCTGGCGGTATAGATGGTTCAGATTACAGTGAGCTTGCGGGAATTAAATTAGACACTTCTGGAGATCCATGGAGAATTGCTGTTATAACTGGATTATGTGTTACTAAGGATGGCGGTTATGTAAAAGAAATAGAGGCATTCAGTACTGAATTGAATGGATGGCAAACCTGCGCTGGTACGGACGACCAACAAGACGGACGAAAGTTTTATTGGATTCAGAATGACCCTGGAGCAAGCGCACAAATAGGTGGTAAGAACCTGGGAAAAATTAATCCATGTTAATAAGTTTTTTAAAATTTAAAAGGAAATTAAAATGAGTTTAAATAAAGAAGAAATGAAAATTTTAGATGAAGCTATTAATGATCTAGAAAAAGAAGAAGATATCAATTTAAAAAATTATAATGCTAAAGATCCAGAAGGGCTTGGAGATTCATTAGAGAAAGTTTTCGGCAAGTTTGGGATCAACGAAGAATTTATTGGTAAGGCTATGGGAATTGGAGGGTGTGGCTGTAGTAAAAGAAAGAAATTTCTCAATAAGATTTTCCCTTATAGAAAGAAAGAATAACAATGACAGAAAAACTTACAGATAAAGAGAAAAAGATTTCTGCAATAGCCATATGGGTTTGGAGAAACTTATTGGCCTCTGGAATTATTCTAGTATGTTTTGGTTTCTTATACAACAAATGCGAACAGATAGAAGATAATGTTATAGAGGTAAGCACCGTATTAAAAGAGAGAATACGTGTAGAAAGAGGAGATTACGGATGGCAATCAGCCAGCTACAGTGAGGTAGCAATAACTCCAGAAAAAATGAAAGAAGGAACACAGGTAAGAGAGCATATAAGTAATTTTGCAGATAAATAAAAATAGCCAGTAGCTGTAAATTTATAAATGACAACCACTGACTATTTCATCAAATTAACTTATGATGTTTTGAATTTGAAAAATCCATTGTTAGGCAGAAATCCGTTATGCTTTTCAGCATACTCTTGTTCATCTTTTCTTTGCTCTTTTTGAGCATCGGATAGATGATCCCACCTAATTTTTGGATAAACAAAGTTATTATCTTCTGTAGTGCTATAAACAAGTTTAGCTTTACATCCAATATCTTGACAAACGACTTCAAGCCATTTGCTTTTCTTTGCGGCTGTACGAACTACAAATTTTACATCCTTGCAGCCACACATTCCACATTTCGCAACTGAAAAAACTTCTTGAACTCTTGCAATTTGTTTGAAAAGTTCCGGCTCTGTATCAGCAGATACGTCGAACCATAAATTGTCAGATGCTTTTACTCTAGCAGTAATTGCCATAATTAAACTCCAAATTCTTCTTCCCAGTTATCGTTGTAACCAACAAATTCTTCGGGAGTTCCCTCTCGTTGAAAGCTGGACAACTTATTAATCATAAGACGACCTTCTAGATTTTTAACCTCTCTGATTGATTCAACCTTATCTGAATTAGGATACGATCTAACAAATTTGATTAGATCAACATCATTTCTTTTGCACATTGTTTTAATTGCAACAATTTGTTGATCATTAATAGGCTCTTTAAGAGTTTTGTTATCATCGTCATCGCTATTAGCAAGCTCTTCTGCTGTTTGAACACGAATCTTTAATGCTCTTCTTAAAGCTTTTCCTTCTGCTCTGGTACATGCTGTAGAGACTAAGTGTTGATTAAACGGAGATGGAAGTCTTTCTCCTACAACATCAACACATGCGCTAACAGTAATTAAATCATCTCCCATTTCCCATTTTGCAAGACCTTCTCTGGTATTATCATATTTTCTAATTCTTAAAGTATGTTTAGCAGAAGCTTTTCCAGAAAATGCAAGTTTTGGTATTTCTAAAATTTCTGTATCAGATTCAACTATTTCTCCAAATACTTTTTCTGTCACTCTCCTGAGTCCGTCAGTCGTAGGAGCGCCACTAATTAATTCATGATTAGCTAATTGATCTAGAACATATTCAACCCATTTTGGATCTGTAGGCTTGGGTACTTTTGGTTCTTCTTTTATTTGAACTTCATCTTCAACAATTTCCTCAACCATTTCCTCTACCATATTCTTTTTAGACTTGCTCATATTTCAAAATACCTCTTTCCTTCTTCTGGGAATTGCTTTTCAACTAAATCAATTATCTTTTGTAATTCGTTCAAGATATACCTATGGAATCTTTGAGAACCTCTTTTAACTAATTTTACTCTGACTAAAATCATTCCAGAAGATAAAATCAATCCGTTTTTAGCTAAATCAGCAGCTTGTCTTTTTTTTAACTTTTCTTCACCATAAACTGGTTCAAAATGCATAGGTCCATCTACTTCGATAGCCATACTTATATTTCTTATGTAAAGATCTATATGGAACTTTTCATTTTTTAATATATGTTCCTTATGCCTATCTACTCTATACCCTTTTGAAATTAGATATTCAAACATCTCTTTTTCTAGTTTAGAGCCTGTTCTAGCGGCCTCTTGGATCGCCTGACCGCCTTTCTTTAAAAATTCGGCCTTTTCCTCGTCTGTTTTTTTATTCCAGCATTTTCTGGCAATTTCAGACCTGTATTCTAGTTCCGATTCATTCATCGAATCCCAAACTGCACCTTGACTTTCACTTATTTTAAATTTGGTTTCATCTGAATGTTTCTTTCCTTCTGTCGGATGCTTTGTTCTTCCTTCTTTTAATGCTATTTTTTGAGCCTCTGATTTATCTCTAGATTTTATTCCTAGTTTCTTAGCATCTCTTTTTACTTTGTTTGGATATGTTTCTAGCATTTTTGCTATCTCACTCCAACTTTTTTTATCTTCATGATAATGCTTTTCATAATAAGCTTTTCTTATAGAAGAAAGATCAGTAAAAAATTTTTCTTTACTCATTCTATCACCTTTAATAATTCATCTGGATTCCAATTGTATACTGTTCCAATTGTTGGTTTGAATAATTTTGTTAGGATTTCGCTATATGAAGAACTTTTTGATATAATATTCATTTCTTCATTAAAAAATATATTGCTTATTTGTTCATTGTTAAAATTTTCTAAATTCATCCATTCTAATTTGTTTAAATATAAATACTTCTTAAAAGCACATAAAGAATTTAAACAGCATTGAGAATTAAACAGTGAAGTAGCTATCAGGTGTCCTTTAAATGAAAATAAAGATTCCGCTTGAAGAACACTAAAATTAGCATGGCTAATTAATTTGCTATTTGAATTTTGGAACAAGAATAGATAACACCTATTTGTTTTTGATAATTCATTTAAGCATTTTACTATATTATAAGAATCAACATTTTCTTCTAATGAGTTTACTATTACTCCTATTTCTTTCATAATTTCATTTCCTCTATAATCATTTTAGCATAATCTTTATAAGTCTTAATATTTTTTTCAATTTTAAATTCTTGTGTTTTATTGACCACTTTTTTACAGATGGAAAATAATTCTTGTGTATTATTCCACTGGTATTCTTTTTTCTCGTCTTTAATATTAAATGATATAGGTAATATTTCCGAAGATAGACATGTCATATCCCATTCATCATTTAATGATATTATTGCTTTTGTAGATTTAAAAACATTGTTGTAATCCGCTTCGCCAATGTTGCCAATATAGTATGGTGAATTAACTTTGTGTTTACCAATAATTTTTAAATTGAAGTTATCTCCTATTAGATTTAGAATATTATTTATATCCATACTTGTTTTTAACGTATTTGAAATAAATATAAAATCTGAATCAAATTTATTATCAAACTTTCCTTCATCTGTAATCATTACATCATTATGCAAGAAGGGCATAAAGTTTTCTTCTTTTTCATTAAATGCATTTATTATGTAGTCAAATAAATGGTCAAATTTTGGATCAGTTGGCTTGTCTTTTATTAGGCATATCTTTATATTTGGATTTTCTGCTTTTACATAGTCTATGTATATGTAATCTAAGCTAGAACTATCAACGAATATTAAATCTGGCTTAGATATTTCTATAAAGTCAAATATATTTTGTTTTCTTAAATTTACAAAAAATGCTTCATTTATTAACTTTTCTATTGCTTGTGCAAATCCAATTATTTTTGGATTATCTGTAGCAGTAAAATATATTCTCATATTATTCCTTTTACTAATTCTATGTCTTTATAACTGTCAATATCAATTACCTTGGCGTTTTTATCATTAAAAACATTGATTGATCCACCGTAATTAATGATACTGTTTATAACTTCAAAACCAAATAGGTTATAGTTATCTGGATTCCAACATATTTTTTTTAATAGTTTTAATTCGTATCCCTTAAAAAATGATATTTGCCCCCATTTAATTTCTAGGTCATACATCATATTTTCTACTGTAAGTCTGTTATTTATGGTACATCCCACTTCATTTTTTTTCATGATATTTTTTGACGCAACAATTCCAGAATGATTAAATTTAATACATTCCAAACATTCGTTATTAAATATCAAGTCTCCATATATCACCAATACATTATTTTTTGAGGCTCTTAATCCTATTCCTATAGACCTTGCTACGTTAGTAGAGTCATACGATTCATTTTCAATTTTAACAATACTATCTGGAGAATAATCCATTAATTCATCAGACTTAAATCCTGTTATTAATATTATGTTTGCTTCTGGAAAAAACTTTTTTATTTTTTCTAATTGTAAATCTAATATTGTTTTTTCTTTATAGACTTTTATTAAAGATTTTGCCCCATAGGATTTCATCCTTTTGCCTAATCCGGCAGCGGGGATTATTATGTCTAATTCTGAAAAATTTAGATCTTGTTTTATATTTCTAGAGTATCGTCTTGACATATCTAAACACAGGTTCTGATAAATGATCTATTAATTTACTACTTAAACTTGTTTGAATTTGTTTTATTATGTTAGGATTAAAAGGATTTACATTATTTGATTTTTTTAAAAAGTATGGGAATGAATCAATATATTGATTTTCTAACCTTTGAGTATAATATTCGTTAAATTCATTTTGCAATAAAACGTCTGTTGTTAGCATAACCTTATTGTCATCATCCATAATTTTATTAACTATATCATAGTAAGAATTTTTGATAAAAACTCCATCCTTAATTATACATACTAATGTGTCATTTGGAATTTCTTCCCACTTAGAATTATTGTCTTGATCTAAATTGATTACTTTAAACTTGGACATATATCAGTCGCCTCAAAAATAAATTTACTAGCATCGGGTTCGTACTTTAATATTTTATCTTCTAAATTAATTTTAAATGCATTCCCTCCATGCTTTTCATGAGCAACCTTACTAACAATCATTCCGTTTAAATTATCTACAGGATTTGCAAAACAAAGCTGTTTCATTTTAATTAAAATAGCATCATTCAAATCTTTACTAAAACTATCAGGAACACTAAAATTAGTATTGAATACAACATAAAATGGATATGGATGTTTTTTACTTCCATCAAAAGTCACATCTACTAAATCCCTATCTGATAATTCATTATCGTATACGTTTTTCAAAGAATATTGATGAAAAGAATATGACTTTAATAACTCTAGTATCTGACTAGGTTTTATAGATTTTTCCCCATTTGATTCTATGTATGAGTTATACTGCTTGTTTATTACAGTGATTAATGAAGGTTTTATTTCTTGTGTATTTAATTGATTTAAGATTGATTTCAAATCTTGATATGTTGAATTTTTTTCTAAAAATAACATGACTTGATATGATACTTTTGTTTGCATCTCTACTATTTTTTTCCAATTTTTATTGGAATATTTTTTCATTAGTTCTTCGTGTCTATAAAATAGACATAGCCTACCATTGATTACTTTATACATATTTCCATCTGAATGGTTAAGCTCTAACACTTCTACGTCTGCATTTTCATAATCTTCTAATTTTTTTAAATCACATCCTATTTGTTTGTTTTCTTTTATTATAGAAAAAACACAATTTCTACAAGATGTGTGTACTTGATTTAATTCTACAGGTTCCATTAGACTTTCCTTGTTGCTTCAATATTAAAAACTGAATTGTTAACATTCATAAATTCTATCTTCCATCCTTTTTCTTCAAAAAAATTCTTTAGTTCTGCAACCGTATAGAAAGATTTTGTTTTTGAAAGATATTCATTTGAATAAGGATAATTTTCATGTAAAATTTTTACACAAACATCTAAAATATCAATTCCAGAAATCCTTATTTTGCCATTAATTCTTAATTTACTACAGACAATATTCAAAAAATCTTTCTCTTCAAAACCTAATACATTATCTACATATATTTGAGTAAAAAATGAATCTGGAATATTCATTAATTCACTTGTAGTTATATCATTATGATTTTCTTTGTTAGTGGTTATTCTTATATTATTTTCAATCATTAGTATCCTCTTATGTAATTTGTTTCAGAAGCATATCTAAAAATATTTTCCCATGATGTTTTAAATTTTTCTTGTCCGCAACAATAATTATCTACAAAATTTTCTGCGTTTTTTATTACATTCTTTTCAACTGCAAGATGATAAATAGCATCACATGTCTGATGTGCTACTATTACTTTGGGCAGATCATTAGGCAGTCCTATTATAATCGCATTTTTTAAAAGATATTCTAAATCAAAACATTCTTCTTTTGTAAGATTAGGAATTATTACTGGTATTGATGATCTCATGCAGGTTAGTAGCAGATGGTCAATATTATTAAATAAATGCAGATAAACTTTTGCTTTGTTAATATCTTTTGTAATAAATTCTTTATTTAATCCTATTCTTGATAAATAAATATCTGGTATTTTAGGATCTACAAAAATAGAAGAAGGATTTTTGACATCTATTTTTTCTGGAATTAAATTAGGAATAATCATATTGATTGACTCTTGCCCATACATCCAAGAGTTCATAATTAATTCATTTGTATGAACATTAACTAATCCGTGTTTCTTTATAGATTCTTGTTTAGAAAATTCATTAGGTGTTCCAAATAATTTGCGACCTACTGATATGGAACTACAATCATCAATAGATATTAAGTTAATATTTAATTGATTAGAAATTTTTCTTCCTATATCGTAAGACTCATTTCTTCTAAAGGTTAAAACTAAGTCTATAAATTTACATTTAAGATTATTAAGATCTGTAATAAAATTCAAATTATATGGTTTTATTTGAGGATTAAACCATTGTGGACCTCCTTCTAAGCTTTTAAATAAATAAAAATTGTGATTTGAGTTATTACATAGATTTTTAATATAATCATCTTCATATTGATTTATTATTAGTATATTTAATTTTCTTTCAATATTGTCAGCAATTGCATTTTCTATAATTTTTTCTATATACATATTAGTTGTTTAGCCTTATCAATAAATGACTTATGAATTTCCTGTGAATAATCAGACACTAATGATTTATTTTCTTTTATTCTATATCCATCAAATGCCATTTTCATTTTATTGCTTAAATCAGCAGATGAAGGTATCGTGTAATAGTTTTTATGTTTATAAAAATTGCTTTTAGTGCTACCCACAGAAATTTCATAATGTGATTTAATCTGGTAGTCATAGTTATTCAATAGTTTTACATTATCTAAGCATAAGCAAATTTTATTTTGATAAATAGATTTCAAAAAATTTATATCTGGCTTTGCATTAAAATTAACATGTATGTAAAAGTCTGAAAATTTATGGGACCAGTCTATTTCATCTTCGGAATTGGCAATTGCTACCGTTGGATAAAGTTCTTTAGATGAATATAAATTCATTTTTTCTTTAAATTCATTTATAAAATTTAGCAGATTTTTATCTGATGAATATAGAATTAAGGCAACATCATCTAATGATGTAAATGTAGAGTAGTAGGCTGATAGTATTTGATTTATTCCGCTCTTAGAATTTGTTGAAACTTCTGCATAGAATGTTTTTTTATTTCCTAAACTAATGTCTATTTTTTTATCTTTAATAGACGAAAGATTAACTGGATATGTATCAAAATTAAATATCTCTGTTTTTACTCCAGACTTTTTTAAAATTTCCTTTTCATGTTCTGAAAATACTACGATAGTATCGAATAGATTTAAATTTGAAACCCATCCTACATAGCTAATATCATGTTCAATAGAAGTCACCACTATATTTTTTTTGAATTTTCCATGATAGACTAAATTGTTTGGTATTCCATGCTGTATTAATATTTCAGGTTTTGAAACTTTTCTTTTTTCAAATTCAAATATTTCTCCATTGATTACAGAGTCAATAGATTGATTATACCATATATTTCTAGATGAAAGATTATTTTTATCTTCAATACAAAAAGCCAAGTTGTCTAATAAAGCCTTGCTTATTTTACCCCACGAATCAGTTTGTCTATAGGGTCCAATATATAAAATGCTCATTTAACATCTCCAGAATTATTTGTCAATTTAAGTCTTAGCTGATCTATATTAAATCTTTTTATAGCTTGATTTCTAAATTCTTTAAATACAGATTCTTGTGTAATTCTATCTAGAGTCTTATCAAAAATCCTTACTTCTAAATTTAATGATTTTATATATTGCATCATTTTATAATTGTAAAGATGATATTGGTCTTGCAATAACTCTGAAAATATCCATTCCATAAACTGAACATTATTTAAGTTTTTAGGATAATCACTTGGTATTTCTTTTATTAACTGTTTAAAATTCCAAGGTAGTTTTTTATTGTTTGTTAAATCAAACCATTTTTCCCATACCTTAGCTGTTTTATCCCAATCGTATTTTTCTACACATAATGATCTAGTTCTAAGTCTTTTTTGTTTTATTTTATCAGGACTTATTTTAACAAAGTCTTTCATTATTTTTAATAGTCTTTCATTATTTGGTCCTGATCTATCAGCATTAGTTTCAATTTCCCTATAAAGATTTGGCGATATAGGAAATCCATCAGTACTTAATACTATATCTTCCATAGCAGAATAATCTATAGAGGCTATAGGAACGCCACATGCAGCAGCTTCCACTTGAGGCATACCAAAACCTTCACAAATTGCATATTGAATATATAGGTCCATTAGATTGTAAATATTAATTAAATCTTTATGTTCAATTCCATCAGAAACGCCTGGGAATACACAAGATTTATTTCCACATCTTTTACAAACTGTTATCGCGTCTTTATATATCGAACTAAAATAATGATTACATAACCTGCATTTATATGTACATAAAATTTTTGATCCTAATCCAAATTCTGTAATTAAATCTGAAAACTCCCATCCCATTTTTTCTGGATAGCTGGTATGTATATACAAGTATGATTTGTTAGAAATCTCTACGGGACTTGTTTTTAAAAACTCATTAAATGTTTTCATTAGTTCAGGAAACATCTTACGTTTTTGGTTTCTCATTACTGTCCCAAAAATAATACTATCTTCTGGAAGACCAAAAGATTTTTTATGTTTTCCTTTATTAGGAATAATATCAAGTTCATTTTTATTAACTCCTGGGTAAGCACAATCTACAGGGATTATTCTTCCATTCGTTTGATTTTTAATAGTTTTTATTCCATATTCTGAATAGGCTAAAAGAGTATCGCATCTATTAAAAAGATTATAAATCCAATCGGTCTTTTGTGGTGCGCTATCTATTGTGGGCATCCATACCCAATTAAAAAATGGTAGAAGTGCGCTATCTGATATATATGCATCCATCCAGGGGTCACGATATGTGGCAACTATATCTGGTTGAAATTGAACGCAAATTTCATCAAACTTTAAAACACCCCATTGAACCAATGGTTGTTTGTGATGCTCCGCATATTCTTTTTCATTATTCTCTGGTGCTACACCAACAACTTTCCATTTACAATCTTTAAATTCTGAAGTTCTTGCATAACATGCTAATTCTAATATTTCATATTTATTAGTTGCATGAAGTCTACTTATAACCTCTTTTGAATATGTCCCAAATCCAGAAGCTAGTTTGTGTGACTCTGTTAGAAAGAGTATTCTTTTTTTTCTATTCATTACAGTTTGCTTTTCTCAATTTTTTTACTAAGTTGTAAAATTTATTTTTTACAGAAGAAGAAGACTGATCTAAGATATTACAAATTTCTCTAAATTTATATCCTTCTACCCTTAAACTTAATATCAGTTTTTCATCTCTTGTCATTTCATTAGTATAACATTCCCATAATTCATTATCAAGATTTCTTGAATAAAATTTATCAGAAACGTCTTGCAAAGATATATTTTTATGTTTATTATAATTCTTTATTTCTCTTATTATAGACCACCTGATTGGTCGCCAAGCATATGTAGATATGACATTTCCAGATTTTACATCATATTTTTTTAAAGCTTTCCATAAACCTATTCTTCCAGCATCCATATAATCTTGACGTTCTGTATAATTTTTAGGTTCAAAAGAATTTACAATCTTAGCTACCAAACCCATGTTTTCTTCTATTAATTCATCCATTCATTTATCCTTATTATATGCATTGATTCAATTTTTGTACACTTTTTAATAAAAAACTTCCTTTCTTTTTGTCTCTATTTCCTCTAAACAATAATATTTTTCCAATAGAAACCTTATCTTTTATTACTTTCCAATCTTCTGAAAAAACTGTGACACTATCTAAACAGCATGTATTATCACTGATTTTTAGAAAAGCCATTACAGTGCCTTTATTTGGACCTCCTTTTATTTTCCATTCTCTAATATCTGTTACTTGTGCAGCAATAGCTATTGTTTTACATTCAAATCCTTTAATATATTCTCTGCAAGTACAATTAGCATCAATGATATCATATTCATCAATTTCTGAGCAAGTAAGCTCGATACCAAGAAGATCTCTTTCTTGTTTTGCTCTCCAAGACCATTTATCAATAAGTTCATATGGTGGAGACTCAAGACTTATAATAGAGCTTTTAATAAAATCTATATTTTTATCTGTCCATGCAGTTCTTCTTCTAATCTTAATATCATCAATAAGTCTTTCTAGTCCCTCTTTAAAAGTCTTAGACTTATCTTCTGATAAAAACTTCTTGTCTCTATCTTTAATTTCTTTATAAATATTAAAGTCATAAAGCATCTTTGATCTATGTAGTCCATAACAATCAAAAACACCAGCTTTAATCATAGACTCAAATGAATTTGATTTAATAAATCTTCCAAGCCTCATTAAAAATTCTTCCCATTCCATTTCAGCTACATTAATATTATTAGTGGTAATGTAGCCGTGGAGTTGGTCGTAAACGCTTTGCCCAACATTTTTTACATTAACGATTCCAAATGTTGGTTTATTATCAATCAATTTAAATTTAGCACTTAAATTCTTGATAGAAGGAGGAATAATATCAATATCCATTATTCTAGCATTATTAACTAATTCGCTTATTTCATCAAACGGTTTTGGTTTACCGTCAGCATGTCTTAAATAAGAAGTAAAAAATGCTCTGGGAAAATGTGCTTTTGCATAAGCTGTTTGATATCCATTGTAAGCATAGCTAATACTATGACTTTTGTTGAATGAATATTTTTGCGATTTTTCAATCCAGCTAAAAATTTCCTCTGCTTCTTCCTCTGTAAACTTTCCTACCTCTTTTGCTCCTGTAAAAAACTCTTTCTTAACTTGAGCCATGAGGTCAACCTTTTTCTTACCAATAGCCTTTCTAAGATTGTCTGCTTGTTGCAAAGAGAATCCTGCAACTAGTTGTGCAATCTGCATAGCCTGTTCCTGATAAACCAGAATGCCATATGTGCTTTTAAGAACAGGTTCTAGGTCGTTATGGAAATATTCAACAGGGTCTTTTTTAGATTTTCTATCAATATAATGCTGAGTTAATGATTTACCATCAACAATAGCATCGCCGCACCCCGGCCTAATGATAGCAATAAGATCTGAAAGTTCTTCAATACTTCTTGGTTTTACTTCTTTAGCTTTGCTTTGTCCAAGTTGAGACTCAAGCTGAAAAACACCTTTTGTATTTCCTTCACATATCATATCCCATGTTCTATCACAGTCTAATGGCATATCTTCAATGTTAGGATTAAATACAGGCAATCCCTTATCATTTTTTTCAAATTTACATCCACATGGGAATTCAATCATAATTCTATTCCAGAAAAACTATTTTTAAATTTGTCAACAGAAGATTGTTTTCTATGAAATTTCATAAACCTAGTAATTATAGCAGCTTCTTCAAGAACGTCAACTAAGGCATCATGAGCCACTCCTGTAGCTTTCATGCCAAAAAACTTTCTCCAAGTATCCATCTTATAATCGAACGGTTCTTCAAGGTTTTCAAACCACCAGAACAAATTATCCATAGCATCTAGCTTAGTGACTTCTGAAAATGGCATTTTAATTTTATGTTTTTCACAAAGTCTTTTAGCTATGGGAATATCAAACCCTGTAATATTATACCCTGCGGGAATTGGTTGAGGGAACCATTGCCCAGGTTTTTTATCAACTGTATATTTTGAACACCATGTAGAAAAGTTTTTCCATGCGACTTTTTCTGTAACTCCTGTTTTCCATTTGTCTAATATTTCTTCAAAAGACACGCCATAGTTATCTGCGTGCCATTGAATTGTTTTTTCTCGCTCATCTGTTAAATATTCTTTTTTATTGATACCATCTGGTTTGATAACAATATTAAATGATTGATCTTTTTTTACTTCTAAAGTTTCTGGATCAATAGGTACAGCGGCTAGTTGGACAGGATTACACGTTTCTCGGTCTGGAGAGTCCGTTTCAAAATCAAAACAAATAATCCATCTAGTATTTTTAGGCATATTTATTCTCCCTTTTATTTATATTCATTTATTCTCCACTAACTATGTTTACAACATCCATAACTTTATCTAACCCTCTAATTGCTAAACAGTCTAATTTTAAAAGTCCAACTTCCTCACAGCTTGGACCTTCAAAACCAGCCAACATTCCTTTTCCTTTATTATCTAAAACCATTGGGCAAGACTTGCTAATTGGATCATTAGAAACAACAATTCCAGCAGCGTGTTTTCCTGCAATAATTTTAGTATGCTCTATACGAATAGCTTGCTCAAATATCTTTGCGAATCTCCCCTCTAGTTTATTATCCTTCCCTAAGTAGCACCAGTTCTTTAATTTATCTGGAGTATTTTCTAATGCCCAAATAATACTTGATGAATATCCATATTCTTCTTCGATATCTTGCAGTTCGTCTGAAACACTTGCTGGCTCAGGCAGACACTTTGTAATTGCCTTTTGTTCTTCAAAACTAATATTTCCTCTCGCCGCCATAGTTCTAGTTAATGCTGCCTTACCTTTTAATTTTTGGAATGTAATAATTTGGGCAACATTTTCTTCGCCATATTTATTTTTAATATATTCAATTGTTTCTTCTCTAGCGGCTTTAGGAATATCGAAGTCGATATCAGGCCAGGATATTTTACCAGGGGCATTTCTACCCGCATTATAAAATCTTTCAAAGATTAGATTATATGGTATAGGATCTACCTGTGTGATACTCAAAAGATTAGAAACCATACATCCAGCAGCACTTCCTCTACCGGGACCAGTTATATAACCCTTGCTTCTTACGAATTGAAGAATATCGTCTACAATTAAAAAATAGCTTGATAAACCGATAGATGTAAATATATCTAATTCGTTATTAACTCTTGCTCCATATTCAGAAAATTCCTTAGATTTATTATCTATGTTTATCATCTTTTTTTTCCAACCATCTCTGCATAATTTTCTTAAATATTCTTCTGGATTCATATTGCCAGGACATTTAAATTCTGGAGGTTGTGGAGATTTTGTAATATCATAATCTTCACACATATCCAAAATAAGATTTGTATTTTGAAGTTCTTCGTCGGTATGAAATACTTTCATATCATCATAAGATGGTATATGATAATTATTAGACAAAAATGAAGTCTTCAAAACATTGCTTGCTGCACCACTTTTTAATTCTCTTTGCACTTGGCTTATAGTCTTTTTTAGAGCAGTGCATAAGAGAACTCTTTGGTCCTCTGCGTCTTCTCTCCTGCAATAATGAGCATCAGGAGTTGCAACACAAGGTATATTAGTGATTTTAGAAATTTCCCTAAGAGCATTGGCTACTGTACCAGCAAATTTATTAATCTTTGAGTCGATCAATTGAATTTCAATAAAGAAATTTCCTTTACCAAACATCAACTCTAAATCTTTAGCTTTTGCAACACCCTTTTTCATCCAGTCAGGATCTAGTCTTTCGCCTTCTGTTATTGCATTGGCTAATGTAGAGCCTAAGTGACCGCTAAATGAAACTAAGTTCTTTTGTGAAGCAACGCAAGCCAAGATATCAGTATCAATCCTTGGCTTATGATAAAAGTGTTCTTTTTTATTAGAGATAGAAACCAAGGATAATAGGTCGTTCCACCCCTTTGCATTTTTAGCTATAATAACTTGATGATTTAATTTTCTGTTATCTTTAACTTTTTCAGTAACAAGACCATTGCAAATGTACATTTCACAACCCAACAATGGTTGAAAGCCTGATGATCTTAATTCATTTGAAAAATCAACAGCGCCGCTTACATTTCCATGATCCGTTAATGCACAAGAAGTAGAACCTATTTCTTCTATTCTATCTGATATTTCATTGCACTTGCTAAGTCCATCAAGTAGTGAGTACTCACTATGTACATGCAATGGGGTGTATTTCATTTAATTCCTCTATCTTTATTTTGCAACAGTTAAACTTAATTTCCATACCATTTGATTCATCAACTTCGCCTTTTTTCAGATTAATTGATTTCTTAAAATAGTCTTTTTTATCAATCCATCCAGCAATCCATGCTCTTTTTGGAACATCGTTAATAAATTGTACTCTGACAAAAATATACCTATCAAATTTTTGTCTAGAATTATAGCTTTTAACTATACATTCGTGATAAGGTTTTGGTTCAGTGTTAGTTATATCTGTTTTTACTCTATAGGAATTTTCTTCACAGATTAAATGGTAATCTTTATTTTCTTTTTCTGAACATTCTAATATAGACTTAAGTATTTCTAATCCTATTAGATCTTTTATTGTAAAATAATCTACTGATGATTTTATTAATCCTTTTTCAAAAGCTTTTTGACAAGAATTTTTAATAATATCTTTTGTTATTTTTACTTCTAGCATTAGTCTTGAACCTTTCCCCCACCAGAACCATATCTTCCATGAGTATGATCTGGATGAATATAATTTTCAGTAACCCATTCAATTCCATTCTTTTTAATCATATATCTAATTTGTTCACATTTTGTCATAATCTCACCATATTTTGTTCTTTGCCCTGGTCTTTTTTCTACAATAGGCAATACGTTTTTAGAATCTTCAAAGCTAGTCATTCCACAATGACATAAATATTTACAGAAAAATCCTTGCTTTGGATTTACTTCTGGAATAGTTTTTGGCTCTTTTGTATCTCTGATATATTCAAATCTTTTACGAATTATTTCTTCTGTTCTTTCTAAATCAGAATCTTGGTAATGCACCGTAAATGGACCTCCTTGATTGATAAAGTAGATTGACATTAGAAATGTCTCAACATCTGGATACATATGTTTACAAGCATAATGATACAGTCTTAATTGAGGATTGTCAAACAGATTTTCTTGAGTATATTCTTTCCCTGTTGCCCAGTCTTTTCTTTGTCCAGTTTTCCAATCAATAACTTCATAGACACCATCACCTAAATCAGCTATTAAATCTATAGTCCCTTTTAGTGCTAAATTACCAGACAGTCCATGTTCTTCATAATTATACTTTGCCCAAGGTTTATCAATTTCAAAATCAAAGTGAGGCTCTGCATCAACAACATCTCTATTTCTAGGATCAAACATTCCTTTTCTATACTTTAAGGCTTTCCATGCCCAACTAACGCAGTCTTCAAAGTCTTTATTTGTCCATGCTTTTTTACCAACATGATAGTCAAATATTTTTATATAATGCTCATACACCCTAGCGCCAATACTGTTAAGGTATTCTGGATCATAATTGTCAGTAAATACTTCTCCGATATCCTCATCATCAATTACTTTAATTCCTTCTTGAGATGCCTTTTTACATAGAGCGGTTATCTCTAGGATTTTGTGAGTAATTGTTCCTTTGTCTGCTTTCTTATTTCCATCTCCTCTTAAACCTAAAACATATTCTGTGTAAAATTGCATTTCACAAGTTCTATGAGAATTAAAAGAACTGCTTCTAAAATAAACTATAGGAATTCCCATATTAAACTCCTAAGTCAGTTAGGTATTTACAATTTAATGAAGTTAACGCTCCATAAATAGCTTTGTTTTGTTCTGGAATATCCATTTTTGTATTGTCTATCACTTTACTACATAAGCTAAATTTAATCTTTTCGCTACTATGCTTGTCTTTTGATTTATAAATATCTCTTTTTAATCCAATAACAATACCAAGCTCATCCTTTATCTTTTTAATTTCATTATCAAATCTTACATCTGAGATCAATGCTATTTTTGGATTATCTTCTTCTATTTTTTTCATTAAAGAATTAACCCATATATCTTTATACATTTTACGCATTACATCCGTACCGAGGAATTGCATAAATTCGCGAGCGGTCATTGGACCTTCCCCTAATTTAATATTAAAATCTTCTGGATTCTGAGTATACCCAGCAGCAACGCCACCTTGCCTCATTGACCATTCATGTGGAGTCATCACTCCCGGCATGTTTTCCCACAACAAATGTTCCTGTAGCTGATTCTTCTGCTCGTCTGTTCCATATACTTGAGAATGCTTAATTCCAAAAACATCTACACAGATTCTTTTAAGCTCTCCTGCCAAAGAATAAATTTTTACATCATTAAAATTATTCATTACAGCAGCAACATTTACATCTGGTTGTCTAAATTCCATCCATTCTTTGTCATTGCTTTCTCCAAAAACATCTGAAACTTCTATAACACCCTTATCATTTAGCCTTGCCTTTTGACAAACGCCATTTTCTATCAATTTTAACATCAAGACAAAATTACAGCATGTGTCTTTTCCGCTTTGTTTTTTTCCTGCAAAACCAATTAATTGAGTCATTTATAAATCTCCTTTGCCTTATTAATCCAAGGTCTAATATCTTCGGTTATTTCGTTAGTATTCATTTCTCCAACATCCTGTTTATTTATATCTAAAGTATAAACACGATATGATTTTTCACATTGTTCTTTGATTTTTTGAGCAGCTTTTTGACCAGCTTCATTTTCATCATTGTCCATTATAATTATAATCGACAATGCCCCAGATTCGTCTATTAATTGTTTTTGAGGATTGTTCAAAACTGTGCCAAACAGGGCTACAGAATTATGTATGCCTGCTTCTTCTAGTCTCCAAACATTTCCTGGCGATTCAACTATAACAATTACTCCAGATTCTAATATATGATCTTTTGCTTTATAAAAGTTATACAACGATTTCTCTTTTTGAAACCCTTTTGAATGCCTCCATTTTGGAAAATGATAGCATTGTTTATTTGGGTCATGATATGATTTACATTCTTTACATTGCTCAAAAATACTTCTAGCGGTAAATCCTACTATCATATCGCCATCGTCATCATAGATTGGAACAACGGCTCTGTTAAAAAATTCTTTACCATAAGTGTTACAATTTCCAACGTCATAGTCATCTAATACCTCAATAGTATATCCTCTGTTAAGAAAATATTTTGAAGGTATTTCGACTCGCTTTCTATAAAACTCTTTATCAATAGTTCCACTTAATTTGTTTTTAGATAAAGTGTTTACAACCTTGCAAAATTCATGATTACCTACATTTAATGACTGTGATTTTATTTGTCCAAAATCTAACTTATATCTATTTAATAGAAATTCAACTGTTTCATTAAACCCAACAGTTTTGTCCCCTGGTACTTTCCAATTATATTGAACATTAGAAAGTGCGCCTCTTATCATACTAAGAAGAGAAGTTCCAAAATGTTTTTCGCAACCATGAGTTCTGCATTTAAAGTGGACCCTATAATCTGCATCGTAGTATAAATTTAATGCAGTTTTATTATCACCTCCATGTATAAAGCAATTTGAAAAAAATACTTTTTGACCTTTATGATATTCAGCTTCAAAATATTCGTAAATATCTTCAATATTATCTAAAACTATATCAGTTAACTGATTTAATTTCCCTTGATCTTTATATTTAAAATGCGATATCTTCTTCATCATTTACTTCATCTTCGGTTCTACTATTGGCTAATTCTTGTGCGGTCGGACCTTCTATTAATTTAGCATAAGCTCCTTGCATCATTACATTAATATAATCGCCTCCAGACAAGCCTTCTCCATGTCTAGAAATAATTGGAACAAGTTTTCTATTACCATTAGATATTCCGTCTTGAGCTATTTCTTCGTCTGACTTTTCTTTATAAATAGTAAAATTAGAACATAGCCACATAATCCTATCTGAACCACTTGCAGCATCTGTAGATTCCTTTGTAATACCGTCCCTATTCAATTGAATAAAAGAAAGGATAGGAATCTCGTATCTTAAAGCAAAGTTATGTAGAGAGGTCATCATGAACCCCAGAAGCTGAAATTCTTTTAGATCTGTCTTTGCTAGTTCGGATGCTTCCATAAGCTTCAGATAATCATATACAATAACACAATCATTTGCTTTACCTTCTGCATTCAAACCAACTGTTTTTGCCAGCCATCTTCTCATAATAGAGACTTGATCTTCAAATGCTCTGCCTCCAATATTTTTATGATAAAAGGGAATATTTTTTAGCTCTTTTGCTAATTCCAATATAGAATTCTTTTGGAATGGGTTATCTGCGAATTTTCCAGTCTCAATTTCATTGATACTAGATTTAGCATGATTACTGAATGATGACATTGCACCGCCTCTATTCTGCTGATCTTTTTTAGTCATTTCAGTATCAAGATATAAAACAGGAACACCTCGTTTAGCAATATCAAATCCCATATTTAAACCGATAAGACTTTTGCCAACTTTTGTCCTAGCTCCAATGACATTAACAGTCCCCTTCCTTAATCCGCCTCCAATAGCAAAATCATATTTATTAAAGCCTGTAGGAATACCAATCTGATCTACTCTATTTTCGGCTCTATCAATTAAATATTCATCTAAATCTCCGAATAAAAGTTCTGGAGCATCGTCTTGATCGTTTAGCAAAGAAGTAAAATCAAAAATTGATTCTTCTGCCATACCAAGAATATGAGATATAGGTTCATCGCCTTTAATATGAAGATACTTTTCTTTAGTTTCTTCAAGTTGATCGTACATCATTCTAGCTATTTGAAGCTTTCTTATCTTTGCGCCAAACTTTCTTATGTTTTGAAACGCAACAGGAAACTTTAAAACAGCACCTAAATGAGATAGCTCATTATTATTCGTAAAGAATGTATCAAGACCTATTTCTTTAGCAGAAGAAAGAACAGACGCAACATCTATAACCCTTGTATCGTCTTGTTCTATTAGTCTTTTTACACACGAATAGATAACAGAATTAGAATCAACAGTGAATGTATTTTCATTTATTATGTCTGCTACGTCATAGTAAGCTTCTGTGCCATATTTACACACACCAGCTAAAACTGCACGTTCCGCAGCAGGATCTGACAAAATCATTAATTTATCTCCCTTGACAACAACAAGAATTGCATTTCCATCTTTCTACACTTCCCACTAGATTTCTAGAAACATTAAAATCTTTTAGGCATGTACTACACCTTACATCTATAAGTGTACTTGGTCTTTTACCTTTTCGTTTAGGCTGGGTATTTTTTCTTGAAACTTCATCTTCTTTAGAGGCTTTTGCAAGTTCTTTTTGTTCTGTAGCGTCAAGACAAATATTTTTCATAAAATCTTCAAACTTGTTTTTTCTTTTACCTATTTTCATAGGTGTTTTTTTTGAATACTTATTTGGTTGGGCTGTTTGATTATTTTTAGATTTCTTCTTCTTTTTGTTATATCCTGAACCCCTCCTTTTTATTACATGTCTGTGTTGTTCTTCTTCTTTTTCTTCTTCTCCAATTAATTGTTTTAATTCTTCTTCACTTAATTTTTCTAATATTTTAGCAATTAATTCTTTTTTATTCATTTCATAGCCTTTGCCATTTGTAGATTCTTATAAAGATCACTCATGTTCTTAGCAGAAGATGCAAGATAAGTCAATCTATCTGCTCTTTGTTTAGCGTAATTTTTTAGCTTTAATAAATCATTTGCATAATCATTATTTTTAACAGCTTGATTATATTGACTTTCCCAAGAGCCTCTGTATTGTAGTTCTTCACCAGCAATAGTTTTCTTTAGAAGGTTGTCTGCCCAGTTGACTCTTGACATTTCTCTATTAAAACATCTCTGGATATGAAACGAAAGACCACCAAGCATCAGTGCTGCTTCTCCACACTCTTGGATACTAAGCTTTTCTATTTGATTTCTGTCCATAGAGAGATATTTTTTAGCTTCGTCATCTATGGATTTTTCTGTAAACTTTGATAGACCTATTGATAATTCATACTCGTCTAGTATTTCATCAATCCTGTTCATCCTGCCTAGCGGTGATTTATCCGATTCAGCCATTCCTCTTCCTTTTCATTGTAGGGTAGTTCTATGTATGTTATGTTGTTTAACTCACACCATTCTTTCTTATCTGCATCGTTCTTCCTTTGATTTATAAAATCTTGCGCAGAAACATGAAACATACTATTAAATTTATAATGCTGCTGACCGTGAACTTCAACAGCAAGTTTTACCTTATTGATATAGAAGTCCAAGTATTGGGTCTTTCCCGGCCTTGCATTAATTGGAACTTCTTCTAAAATCTGAATGGTGGGGAAAAGACCATACAATATCCTTCTGGCATTGATATGAAGTTGTGATCTTCTTCTGCTGTCAGAAGCACTAACTATATCACCCCTCAGTTTCCAGTTAGAAGTATTGCCATATAAATCTTTTACTTTCATCCCATTCCAATCATTTCAAAAACCTGCTGCCTAAGATCATTATAGTAGGATGGGTTATCTTCTAGATAAGTGGCAAAGTTAGACATTCCTTGAACCTTTTCGCCATTAGGAAGAGTAATCCAAGTCTTACCTTCGACAACGCCAAAGTCTTTAGCTAGCTCTGCAAGCTCATATTCATTCCAGATACCATGCCCGTATTTAATAATACTTGTAACCTTTTGTCCCGGCGCACCAATCGCAGAGTTTTCAACAATCCAGTTAACCTTCTGGCCTATTTGTGTTTCTCCCTGCATGAGAGGTTGTTTGTGAGTAGCCCATAGTTTCACATCTTGAGCATATTTAAGTGCATTGCCTGACTTCTCTACTTTAGTTTTACCTGCGCCAAACTTCTGGATATTAGCCATAAGATGAGTGATACCAACAAGCGTCACTCTATTAATTGGAAGTACGTTTGCAAATCTTCTAGTAAACTTGCTTAGATAACGATTCATTGCAGCAACCTGTGTATCTGTAATATCTGCAACCAATTCTGCTTCTGCTGCTAGTGCAGAGAACGAATCAATAACACATACAGCATGAGGTTCATTATGAATAATGTTATCAAAGATACCTAGATACTTTTCACCAGAAAGAATATTTCCCTTTGTAGAACCAACAATTTTGAATAATTCTGATGAATAATCAAGTCCTCTAATACCTTCTAGGTCACGCTTCTTGAGCCTACCTTCAACATTTCCATAATAGATATTTCTATCTTTTTTATTTTCTGTTTTCACATTTTGTGCATTTTTACAAAACTGTAAAGCATGTACAGTCTTACCAATTTTTTCTGGACCTGTCATGATAAACAGGCATCCTTCTGGCACTCCCCCACCTAAAGCAATATCAATTTTAGGACTAACTGAAATAATAGGCGGTGGATTTTCAACTATGTGAGATGCATCAAGAAGAACATCGCCGTATTCTTTAATAATATCTGTTTGTGTCATTCAAGATCCTCTAGTTTTGAAATAATAGATTTTTTCTTATTGTTACTTTCGTATGTTTCTTTCTCTGAGAAATCATACTCTATTTTCTTTGCAATCTCTCTAGCAATGTCTTCTTTTGCTTTATATTCCTTAATAACATTTTCAAGAAATGGGTTTCTTAAAGAATAAGTTCTCCACATTCTTTTGTCTTTTAATGCTGCTATTATAGAATGTTCTCCATATTTTTTCAATAACTTATTAGCTAAAGTTATTTGATATTTATAGAATTTACGCCATTCATTCAACTCCCAAAATTTTATTGGGAGTTCTTTTTTATCAATTTTCGCTTTCTTTTCACAGATTACTTCTGTAATATATTGCGCGGCGTGTACAAACTTTTCTGGAGAATATCTAGAAGGATATTTACTTTTTTTAGTTTGTTTTTTACTCATCTTCTGAAATAGTATGAATGTTCTTTTTTACATCTTTAGACAACCTGAGAGAACGCATTTCATCTGATCTTGCAGATTCGTTTGGAGTCATGATAGTGACACCTTTATTTTTTTTACCCTCAGTTTCATGAACAAAATGAGTACTAGTTTTATCTGCTTTTGCAAATCTTTTTTCATTTACAGCAGCATCTTGTTCAACAGTATTATTTTCATAAGGATCAATATTATCAGAATATTTTTTTACTGTTCTAGAATCTCTTTTTAAAAAGACAGAAATTTCTTCAACAGATTTTCCCTCCATTACCATTTTTTCAATACAGTAAATTTCAATATCAGAGATTTTATTTCCTTTAGTCATACCACTTCCCTTTCTGCGTTATTAAGCCAAGCCGAATTTTTAGTTTTTAAATAATTTCTGTATAGATCAAAAACTTTTTTACTAGTAGGTTTTAATACCCATTCAGGTTTTCCAGCATGTCTCATTTGAGATTTCTGCTTTCCTTCACTATACATACCGATAGGATCATAAAGTTTTCCGTACTTTCCTCTTTTAACATAGTAGGTTACTTTTTTACCTTGTACAAGTTCTGCCGCAAATACATTATGAAGCATAAAGATATCCATATCGTCGTCTTCTTCTAATTCTAATAAAGGAAATCCTGATTCATCTTCTGTTTCATGCATACCCCAAAAGGTATATGCTTTAATAGCAATATCCTTACTTTTATTATTCTTCGCATTAATCTTAAATTCACTCATTTATTTTTCCTTTTATTATCAATTTCTGTTTTTGAAAGTCTTTCTGAATTTTCATATCCCCCCATAGTCATTCCTTCTGGAAGTTTTTCTTCAAGAGTATTTCTCTTTTTAGTTTTAAAATCTTCTCTCATTCCTTCAACAGTTTGTTTTCCAAGTTTCTTACATCTTTTGTCTGCTAGTTCTCCCAAGGTCGTTGCTTCATGCATTCCTTTAATGTAGTTTGGAGTTATGTTATCTGCTAAAAAATCTCTATGAATTTTCTTGCTTTTACAGGATGGGCATTTTGATTTTTTTAATTCCGATTCATATTCTTTTACATGAAAAAACCTTTCAAATGTCCTATCGCATTTATCGCACCTAAAACTATACTCTGGCATTATTCTTCCTCTTGTTTATTCAAAAAATATTTTTTTATATCTAAGCATTTTTTACAATAAATTTTTGCTGTTCTTATTTCAATTCCGTCTTTTGAAAGCTTTAGCCTAAAACCCTCTTGATCTTTCCTATATCTTCCTTCGACTTCTACATCAGGTATTATAACCGTGACTTTATCGCTATTTTTTAACATTCTATTACAATTATCACATTTTTTATATTCGTACATGTTGTATCCATAAAAAAACGCGCCCTTTATTAACGTCATTTTACCTGAGCAAAAGAGAGGTTAGGCGCGTGTGTTATTTGTCTATGTAAATTGAAATATCTTTTTTAAATTTAATTGAGTATCCCTTTTTGCCCTCAGAAAATTCAATTGAATCTGCTATAGAAGAAACTATTGGAATAATCTTATCTAAAGTTTCTCTTGACATATTAATGTTTTCTAAAACCTTTTCGACAATTAAATCTGAAATCCAAGAGTTTCCATATTCTTCTTTGTCTTTTTCACTCATCTTTTCTCAATAAATGCCAAACTTCATCTAATTTTTCACATGCATTATCTAAACCTGATTTTTTACACAGTCTGTAAAACTCTTCCCACTCCTTAACCAAATCTAGTATAGAAGGATCTTCTACAACTGGTGGAGGGACAACAGGTTTTTCTCTCTTGGTAAAATTTTTAAATAAATCCACAACTTGTGATAAAAAAGGTTTTAATGAAGGTAGAACTAAAATAAGACCACCTCCAAGTAATAGCATTATTACGGGATCTATACCCCTTATGTAATTAATAATTTCATTCATTATTTTGTTTCTCTAACTGTGTCACCAACGATCCATGCTATAACGATACTAACAACACTAAGCAAATGTTCTGTATCCAATGTTACTCCAAAAACTTCTGATCCTACGACAGCAACCAAACCTATAGCAGCAGCCCAGAATCTTCTTGATTTTAATAATGATAAAAACTTAGTCATTTTTTTCTCCAATTTGTTCGTTAACTAACATAAAAATATCTTTTTTATTTGTTTTATTGAAACTGTCTTTCAAAGAATCAAGTAAATACTCTCTTTCTTTTTTTCCTTTTAAATTTTTTCTAACAGATCTCCATAAAGCGAACCTTGTAATTGGCCCCATTTTATTCAAAGCAGACGATGTTGACTCGGTGGTTCCATATATTTTATATAAAAATTTAATTACCTGCATAACAATATTGGCTACAGTTATAATAGTCAAAATGTCTAATGAATAATTTTCTTTTTTTGCATTTGATGCAGCTTTTTTAGAAACTAAAAAGCAAAAATCTTCTAAATTCATTTTCTACCTTCCAAATAGCCTACTAAAAATACTTCTTCTTGGTCTAATACAATTGCCAGAAGGACATGAACCACTTTGGTTTTGAATATAAACTGGTTCAGTATAAATCACTTGAGAATAACCACATTTAGGATTATGATTACAGTCTTGTCCTGACTCTACACATGGACATGGACTTCTATGCCCGTCTCCATGTATAACATAACCCTTACCCTCACATATACACTCTTCTACTGGATTTGGAGGTACAGGATCATCATCGTCATCATTATTATAATCTTTAATTGCCTTTAATGTTTTTTCTTTATATTCCTCAAACACTGAATCATACTCTGGAATATACATTTTCCATGCAAAACCGTAAAATAAATCCTTTAATTTTTTTCTTTCTTCATTCGTTATTGGTTCACTCTCATCTTGCTTTCCAACAACTTTAGACATAATACCAGAAGCGGTAATAGACCACTCAGGATATTTACCACTATTTTCACCTTTAAGAACCTCATCACCCAAATACTTTAAGTAGTACTGAAGTTGTAAGTTTGTTTTTATATCTAATTCATCATACTGTTGCCACATAGCATAAAACATACCTGAATATTCAGCAGAGTCTCTATTGTCTATTTCATATAAAGATGAAACCAAATCTACTATTTCTTCACTAGGTTTTTGTAATTTATCTGGCATAGGATTCTCTTTTTCATAAAAGGATAGGAATATAGCTAATCCAATCAATAAGCATCCTAAAATTAATTTGAAATTTAAATTCATGACCAATCTCCTAAGCCATAATCAGGAAGTTGTTTAGCAGGAAAACCGTTTACATCACTAAATACAAAAGACCCTCTAGCGTTTAAAATAGCCCTAGCATCTTTCTCTCTAACCCAAAAACTTCCGTCAGGTTGCCCATGTCTCTTAGGACCACCGTTCCATTTTCCCCAGCTATTTTGAATTAAAAATAAAGTTTCATCATATATTTCTCTAGTATCATCACAGGCTATCCAGGCCATTGCGTGCGCCCAAGATCCTTTTCTAACAGATATTCCATTTTTATCCCTAGAAGATGAAAATCCTACCATGCTACAACAAGATAGGGCATAACCGTTAGCTAAAGCATCTCTAGCTTCTTCTACTGTACTCACCAACGAAATTGTTTTAACCTGATGTTTTCTTGCCTCTGTCTTGTAAATTTCATTCGGAATTCTTTTTTTTGCTCCTAAAGATGAATTATAATTTGATAAATTAACTAATTCATAATCTTTTCTTATTAAGATGCCTCCTTGCTGATTTACATATTTAGCAGCACCAGAACAGGTCATTCCTTGACCCATATGACTTCTAGATTGATATATAGCCTCTGTAGCACCCCTAGCAATAAAATTTTCTGCCTGACCTTTAATATCAATTTCTACAGCCCTTGTGACATCAATAGCATTGCGAGTTGCATGAGATACGCAATCTCCAGTTGTTTGCCTTTCTGCTGGACCAAAACCCTTATCAAATTTTAGTAACGATTTGAAAGGAAGGCTTAGTTTGCCCTCACCAGAAGAATCTAAATCATAAGCAGCAGCCCCAAATAAAGGGGAACTTAATTCTGCCAATAATTGCTTTGTTTCTTCTGGGTCGCATTCTGCACCAACAAAACCATGTTCATACGCATCTACTAATTCTTTAGTATTTTTAAATTTAGAAACCATAATATTAATACCTATCTAACATTTGGACCAACCACATTTTGTACAAGTAACACATCCTTCCTGCCTAATCAATGAGTCTTGTTCACATTCTGGACAATATCCCTCTTCCTCTGATCCATCTGGTATATATTTTTTTAATGCTCTTGCCATACTCTTTGCAAAAGAATTCATATCTCCTTTTACTTTCTCTAATTGTTGAACAATCATTTGAGTATCTGCACCGCTTCTAAGTGCTGTAGAAGTCATTCTTGTCAAAGCATCTTCTTCTTCACTACAAGTTTGATTTATCGGAGAAAGCTCAAGACCATCTTCTAAGATTGCTTTATAAACACCTTTTGGACGACCTAGTTTTATGATTTTTCCGGTTTTAATTTTTTTGTCGATAAATCCATTTTTACCAGCAAACACCTCATATACCTGACCTTCATATAGCCCAACAAGAACAAAGTATTCTTCACCTTTTACTTTTATATGATAAACATCACATTTTAGTTCTTTTGGTCTTTCCTCTGGGAGTTTTTCTTCTTTATTATCAATAGAAGAATTAGCAGAAAGAACAGCAGTCATTGTTCCTGCTCTATAGGTCGTAAATCCTTTTATTCCTTTTTTCCATGCCTTATTGTAAACTTCTTTAAAGTCTTCATATGGATAATCATTTGGTAGATTGATTGTTTTAGAAATAGCTGAATCAACCCAATTAGCAAATATTGACATTGTATTAACATGAGAATCAACATCAAGATCCATAGTGCAAGACGCCCAATTAGCATCAGCAGACCATTTTTTATTCCTCCTTAAATAAGATACACCATAATCTTCTATCCATTCTTCTTTTAAAAGACCTCTTGTACGATCAAATTTCCACACTTTCCCTTCAAATTCTGTTGCAAGAAGATTCTCATCCCCTTCTTTTACCCATTTCCAATCAGTATGAGGACTTCCATTATATTTTTCTAAATCAAATTTTTTATTTTCCCAGTCAACATTTTTAGGACTTGCCAAGCCATCTGGAACCGTTGGTTGAATAGATGTTCTAAAATATCCATGCATAAATAGAGGTTCAAGACCACCGCTGACTAAGTTTGCATAACAAGAACTATTGCCAGTCGGCTGAATAGAAGTAACGTGTGAGTTTCTTATTCCATATTTTTTTATTAGTCCAACCGTATCAACATTTAAATTTTTAATAAATTCGCCATCAAGATACTTATCTTTATCGAATAGGGGAAAAGCTCCTTTTTCTTTAGCTAAAAATGAAGAAGCTTTGTATGCTTCATTTGTAAAAAACCTCATAAGATTTTCTGTCATTTCTAAAGCTTTCTTGCTTCCATACTTTACCCTAGCCATCATCAATGCTGAACCATACCCCATAACACCAAGACCTATTCTTCTTTTATCAATCAGATTTTTCTTTTGAGATTTTAGAGGAACATTTGTTTTGTCATTAACATTATCCATAAATCTTATCGCAATATGTATACATCTTTCTAACTCATCATATTTCCAGTCTTTATTTTCTGGATCAATAAAATGAACTAAATTAATAGACCCTAACAAACAAACACCCCCGATGGGTAATACCTGTTCACCACATGGGTTTGTAGCATTAATATTTTCACAATAATGAAGATTGTTCATCTTGTTCATATTGTCAATAAAAAGAACCCCCGGTTCATTTCTATTATATGTATTATCCATAATTAGATTCCACAAATCTCTTGCAGAATCAAAGGTGTGGTAGGGAACGCATGGAGATTTATCGCTTTCGTCACTAGCCTCTGCCAGTTTTACCCATTTTTTAAGATCTCCATCCCATTCTTTTTTATAAAGATTTGGGTAATCTTCATAGTTTGGAAACCATAAAAACCATGCTTGGTCTTTTTTAACAGCTTCCATAAAATCATCTGTACATAAAACAGACATATTAAATTTAGATAACCGTCCTGGCGTTCTTTTTGCTTCAATATATTCAATAATATCTGGATGCCAGCAACTCATAGTTACCATTTGCGCACCCTTTCTGATAAAATTCTTTTGGTCTTTTCTTGACTTTTTGCTTGATCCTGCTGTAATAATCTCTGATGATTTGTCCCATAACTCTAAGAACTTTACAGAACCGGGAGACTGGTTTGCAATTCCTCCAATATGTGAACCGCAAGGACGCATTACATCTGCACAAAATCCATAGCCTCCTTCGCTTTTTAAAATTTGTGCTTGTTTAGTTAGTGTAGAATAAATACCTTCGATAGAATCCAGATCAGTACCTTCAAAACCGTCAACAAAACAATTAATATAAGTCGTTCCCTTTAATCCAGTTCCAGCATTGCTTGTAATTCTTCCGCCTGGAACAAATTTAAAATCTTCTAATATCTCATAAAACCTTTCTTCATATTTTTCTTTTTCTACTTCAACTGATGCTAAGTCTTTCGCAACTCTTCTCCAAGTGTCTTCAATATTTTTATCATCTCCAAATTTATATTTCTGATACCATGTTTCTTCTGAAAATGAATTTGTAAATCTTGACATTAAAATCCTACTCCTATGTACATAAAATTAAAGACCCATCTCGTTTTTGCGAAATGGGTCGTAATTATTTTTTAAAAAGCAACACATGGGTTAACTAAATATACAAGTAATTTATAATTGTTTAATATTGAGTTAATAACTTTTAATAATTGTTTACTTCTAGTATTTAGCTTAATAATATTAGTCGAGATGTGTTGCTTTAACCTAATGTAAAAATTACAACTAAGCTTAATTTCTCGACCATTATTATTATACACCTTGAAATTTGTAATAGATTATTTAAATTTTATTATCCGTATTTTTTTACGTTCTTATGAACGCAGTCACAATATGTTAAATTTTCAATTAATTTTTCATTCTTTTTAATTGTGCCATTTAAACTTGTATAGGTTTTATTTATTCCTCTACCTAGACATTTCTTACATTTAGAAGAAGCATACATATCTGCAACATCATAATCTATTGTAGTTGTGTATGTAAAGCCTTTTGATTTATTTTTCATTTATATCTCCACAAAAAAAGCGAGGTGCAACATTTAATTGTACCTCGCGATTCGTTAAATTATAAGAAAAAACTATTTTTCTTTTTTACTACCAGTTACACTATTATTATTTGCTAATGTAGTTACAATGCTTGTCATAATATCAATTTTAGAATTCAAGTTTGATTCTAATCTATCAATTTTCTGTTCAATCTTGTTATCAAAAGTATCTAGTTTTCTCTCCATAACATCCAATCTACGATTAATTTCGGCATTAACCTTTTCTTCCAATACCGTCAATTGTTTATTATGAGATACCACTGTTTTTAATAACCATACTATTACAGGTAAAAAAACAAGAGCAGCAATTTCCAATAGTATTTTAATAGTATCTAAAAAGCTGTTATCTAGCATAATATCTCCTGCTATTGCTATAAGAGAATTAATTACCAGTTAGTTTTTGCTTTATATTCATCTTGAACTGGGTCTGGGCTACCATCCCTATAGACTAATTCGCCTGGAATAGCCTGCGATGGATTAGCAGAGTTATCTGTTCCAGAGGTAGCGAGTGTTGCTGATGTATCTCCAGTAAGTGAGATATCCCATCCGCCTGCATCGCCTACAGTAACAGCAGGACTAAATACTCCTGAGTATTCATTCCAACCACCTGTTCTAACAGCAGTCTTATAATAGTAAGTGCTAATATTTTGCATTTGATGAATAGAATCACTAGCATTAGCCGAATTTGAAGCGCCTGCAAGTAATACATTATTTGAAACGCCAGCAAGGTCGGTTGTTACTCTTACAATAACTTGATCTCCAGCATTAAAAGCACCACCAGCAAGTGGAGATTCAACATCTGAAAGACCAGAAACAACAGTAATATAAGTTGATCGACCTAAATTTACTGCATCTGAAACAAATTTTGTATCTGTAACTGTACCAGCCGCTCTAATCGTTCCAACGTCATTGTTTCCGCTAGAAGGTAAACCATTAACCAACACATCATCTGCGCCAGTTGAAATATTCCAATTTGACATAATAAAACCCTTTATCAAATTGATTTTAAATTCCTAAAGATCCAACAAATAAAATCCTATCCTTAATTATAATTACACCAAAAGTCTATATTGTATATTCTAATACCAAATATATTACTTCTTTTTAAGATATTTACTTGTTGTTCATTCCAAAAATAACCATTAAAAATAGTATTAATATTAACTTTTTTTTCAATTATTTTGCAGTTTATTAAAGTATCTACGAATTGTTCATGATGATAACCTATGGTTGGATAACAAAATTCAATTCCTAAATCGTTTAAATATTTTGCTGTTCCAACTATATCTTTACTAAGCCTATTGTCTATAAAAACTCTGAGAGTAGCATTATAATCTCTACAAATATTTATTGCTGATTTTATTTCTTTTTCTAACTCTTTATGCTTTGATTGAAAAAGATAATTATTCATAACATAGTCAATTGATTTTACCCCTCCTTTTACAGCATTTAATACAGAATGATTTTTTGTTTTTGTTGATGAATATCCAGATGGATAATCAATAGGCACGGAACAAACAACTGCTTCTGGTATAAAATTCTTAATTTCATGATACATATGTATAGGCAGACATACACCATTGACATTACTATCAATAGCTTTAAATACGAAAGAGAGTTCTTTGTTATAATCTTCTATGTTTTTATTATAAACACAATATTCAATATACATTATTTTACAATACCATCAATAAATCCATAATAAATAGCATCTTCTGGAGTCATATACCAGTCTCCATTATTCATCTTTCTTTTCAGATATGCTTTAGTTTTAGCTAAGTTATATCCTCTTTCTTTAAAGAACTGTCCCTTTTGAGATTTTTCTGAATAAATAGCTATCATTACTGACCCTAGATGTTTTTCAAAAGAGGCTAGATTTTGAGAACTTAGATAATGACCTCCTATGTCACTATTTCCCCAATGAACCATAAACGCAGAATTTTTAGTTAAAAGTCTTTTGTTTGCAGCTTGCATTATTATAGTACCCATAGAACAAACCTGAGAATATCCTATAATCGTTGTTTTACACTTTGAATTTTTTATTGCATCATATATTCCCATTCCAGAATACCAGCACCCTCCAACAGTTTGCAAGTGTATTGTTATAGGCTCTTTGTTTTGACCTTTAAGGAAATTTATATTCTTGACAAAGTTTTGAACCATTCTGTGGTCTACACCACCAGATTCTCCAGAATCATCGAATTCATTTATATAGATCTCCCTATTTTTTACATCTATTCCATAAAGATGCAGTTCGCTTACGGTATCTCTCTGATTCATTATATCACCTATTAGTTTGAAACAGAATCAATCAATGCCTTCTTTACTCCGTTCATTATTTCTCTATCTTCAAACATCATTCCAATCCCTAATCTAAATCTATAAGGCGTTAATATATCAATTGACTCTACACCTTTACAATTTTCTATAATTTCATAATGTTTTTCTAATAATTTAAAATTACAATGTCCTACCCATAATTTAAAATGATTACTAGCCAAACTTTGTTCTGTTATAGGAAGTATCCCAAAAGGAGTCATTATTGTTTTATAAGGTTGCTCATAAAAATCTTCAATTAATTCTTCTTCTAAAAATTCTTCTTTAAATTCTTCAACAGTTTCCCTATATTTTTGTTTTACCTTTTCTGCTTCTTCATTATTATAAGCATCTACCCATGCTGACCAATAAATATCATAAGTATTAGGTTCTGGCAATGAAGAAAAATCGTTTTTTGCCATAACTGTCTCCAATTTTAAGTTAATAATAGTTATTACTAATGTAAATACACTAAATTTTACTTCATATCTTTAAAATTAAAAACCATAGAAGCGTTAACAGCAACTTTATTTTTATCATTTCTAGATATATCATTTAGGTTTTCTAAACACAAAGCAATTTTTTGATTATAAATTAATCTCTCTTCATCATCGGAAGCCCATTCTTCAATAGAGTTTGAAATAAAAGAATTTAAATTGCCCTCGCTTATGTGCAATATAATAAAAGATAAAACTTCGGCAGATTTATCAGAAAGGTCTTTTATATCAGACTCAACAAGAAAACTACCATCTTCTGCATCAAATTTTATTGATATTTGACCACTTTCATAAGAGCATTCTTCTTCTTGCTCTTCTTGTTCTTCTTGAACTATTTCTTTATTGTTAAAAAAAGATATGTTAAATATTTTATTAATAAAACTTTTCATTTTTAAGTTGAACCATCAAAATGAGTACGATTTACCATAACTGCTTTAGAGCATTTTGACAAATCTTTTAGCGATGTTGCTCCAAGGTAGGCGCAACAACTTCTAAGTCCACCACATATTTCATTCATTATATTTTTAACTGGTCCTTTATATGCAATTTTTTTAACCCTCCCCTCGCTTGCTTTATAATTAGCCATACCTCCATTATGTTTGTTCTGGGCTTTTTCTGAGGACATACCATAGAAAATCAAGCTTTTCTTTTCTAAGTTGGGCAAATATTCCCACTCACCTTCGCACTCGTCTGCTCCTGCCAGCATACCACCAAGCATGACAAAATCTGAATTGGCAGCAAATGCCTTACAAACATCTGCCGGTATTCTACATCCTCCATCAGCACATATTAATCCCATTCTTTTCTCATCGCTTTTCAATCCATGAGCGGCATGACTACACTCTATTATAGCAGACAATTGAGGATATCCGACACCAGTTTTTAGTCTAGTAGTACAGGCTGATCCTGGCCCAATCCCAACTTTAACAATATCAACACCTCCATGCAGAATTAATTCGGAAACCATCTCTGGAGTACAAACATTTCCAGCCATAATAATCGGCTTAGAACCATAATCAAATGAATTCCTTACATCTGAACACCATTCAACAAATTTTTCTGTATATCCGTTCGCAATATCAATGCAGATATTTGGACACCATCCCAACTTATAAACTACTTCATTAACTTTTACTAGATCTTCTTTTTTCATCCCTATGCTCATCCAAACATTTGAACAGCAATCAGAATATTCATAAAAAGAAAGTATTTTTTCAGCAGTATAATGTTTATGTAAACAAGTTATTGCATTAAAATTCAACAATTCGGAACCCATTGAAAAAGTTCCAGTAGTATCCATATTGGCTGCCATGATTGGCAAACCATTCCATTCTTTGTTTGAATGAAAAAATTTATATGTTCTGTCAAGTTTTACATCTTTTCTGGATGCATTCGGACTTCTACTTGGAACCAATAGAATATCATCAAAATCTAATTTTATATCGTTTGAAATTTTCATTATTGTCCAGAACTCCCAAATCCTTTTTTGCCTCTATCGCTATTAGAAAGCTCATCTACCTCGACTAAATGAATGTCTGGAACTCTTTGAAATAAAATTTGAGCTATTCTATCTCCTTTTTTTATTGTAACACTTGGATCGTTTTCATCAGCAAACAATTGTAATTGGTTATTTGTATTGTACAGACATACCATTATTTCGCCTCTATACCCAGAGTCAACAACTCCTGCTAGTACATCAAGACCCTTTTTTACAGAAAGTCCAGATCTAGGCCAAATCAAACCAACCCATTCGTCTGGTATTTGTAACGATATTCCAGTCTTAACTATTTTTCTTTGACCTCCAGCAATAACAACATCTTCTGTTGAATACAAATCCCATCCAGCATCAGATAGATTTGATCTAGTTGGCATCTTAGATTCTTTTGATAATAATTTTGCCCTAACTTTTCTAGAAAATTCATTAGCACCACTATCTATTCTTTTTAATTTATTAAGCATTTTAATGCTTTCATTCAATTGTTTTAGTCTCGCGTCATTATCTGGATGATTCATATATTATTCTCCAAAAATTATTTTTTTAACTTTATCGCTAGAATTTTTCCAAGACAATTCTTTGGAAGTTTCTATTCCATGTTGATTTACTTTAAAAGGGTTGTCTTTCCAAGAATTATACTCTGTTTTAAATGCATTAACTAATTGCTCATAAGAATTTCCTTCTAAGGATGCCCATGTTCCGTTATCTCCTATAAACCATTTTCCATCATAAATAGATTCTTCTTGTTCTATATCTATAAGATTACAATTTTGATTATTGCAAAATTCAGTATGAGCAGAATAATTCGTTGTAATTATTTGTTTACCCATAGCCATCATTTCTAAAATTTCTAGATTCCAACCTTCTGATCTTGCTGGAAAAACACCACAATAAACATTAGATATTATATCAGCCAGTTCTTCTTGCCATTGTACCCTTGGTATTAATTTAATTCTATCTTCTCTATATTTAGATTCCCAATAGCCTTTTTCTTCTTGATTTAGAAATGGATTTTCTGTCATCATCCATAGTTCAACATCGTGGTTCATTGGAAAAGCATCTTTAAAAGCCCCGCATAAAACGTCATGACCTTTTCTTACTTCCCATTTACCGCAATTAAAGAAAATGCATTTAGAGGTATTTGGTTTATTTAATTGTTCATTGAAGATATTCCTATCAACACCGCAAGGAACAACATGCACATAAGAACCTACATATTTATCAACTATTTCTTTAGCCCATTTTGATGATACAATAATTTCATCCGCAGATTGCAAATGACTTCTTCTTCTATTATCAAATTTATTTACTTCAAAAAAAGGCCAAGCAACAAACTTTCCTTTTCCAATCCTATCTGCCAATTGATTTTCATGCCAGATTTTTAATGTTGGTAGAGTAGCGTCAAATAGGTCTTGCTTTTGTATTGAATCTTGCAGAAAAAACTTTTCACTATCTTGGATTAAGCATGGAGGTGAAACTTGATTAGCTATTGGAAACAATGTTGTATCAACATCTGGATCTGAATTTAGACTTTTCCATATATTGTATCCTACGACTCCATACCCTAAACTGTTTATAGGTGCATTTAAATTTAACTTATTCATTTATTTCCTAATAAAAAAAGATGCAATAAAAATTGCTATTGCTAATTCAATCATAGTTGCTCCAAAAAAAAATCCATGTGAACATTAGCCCACATGGAATTATACTTTAGGATTCTGAATTATGGACTTAATTTTTAAGCCATTCTTTCATAAAAGAAGCATTTTTTGAACCAATGAATCTTTTAATTTCGTTCCATCTTTTTAATTTCTCACTCCATGAATATTTAACAACTAAAGGAATAGTTGTTGGCTTTGAGTAGTCTATCCACATTTTAGTTGTTTTATCTTTTTTTTCAATATCTAAAATGTAGTATTTAATTTTTTCCGACTCTACATACTCTTTCATTTCTTGAGATTTCATAATATTTTTTAATTGCCTACATGGACCACACCAGTCTGCACTAAATTGAATTACTATCTCTTTTTTAATATCTTTTGAGTTTACTGGTTGTTCAGCACAACCTTTTTTACAGTTATTCCCACCACAACATGCCATGATTAATATCCCTAGAATCATTAATTTTTTTTTGAACATTTTACTTGCTCTTGTAAGGACAATGTTTACAATTATTATTACAACATTTTCCTCTTGACTTCAAGAACTTTTCCGTAAATACAACTTTATTATCTACTATGTAGTAGTCTATATTTTCAATAAGCTTTTTATTATCTTGGACCTTGTTGACCATTATAAAAATTAAATGTTTGAACTTGAGGAATGTGATAAAAACCATAATTTATTCCCATTCTAACATGCCTTCTATATGGATCAACATATACAGGACCGACATTCAAAGATGTTCCTTGAGGCAACCAAACAACATAAGGTTGATAATAAACCCTGGGAGGATTATATCTGTAGTCATGGGGATGCTGATGATTTTGCCAAGGCCAATGAGCCTCTGCTGTAGCAGCAAATAATAAAACGCCTAATAAACCAATAATTAAATTTCTCATACAATCTCCTTTAAAATGTTTTTAGAATCTTCCTTGACTATATCATGCGGACGACCATCAACGCCAGTCCATCTTGTTTTCTTTTCCATATCTAAATGGTCAAATATTGTCCAGGCTAAATCCTCTGGTGTACAATGACCACTTTCTGCCTCATCTGCATTTCCATTTGAAGCACCAATAGTTCTACCCATTTCGTAACTACCACAACTAATCATTAGTGGTGCAAGTTTTCCAAAATGATCTCTACCTTGGTTTTGATTTACTTTTGGAGTTCTTCCAAACTCAGAAGTCACGATAAGCATTACACGCTCGTACATACCTCTATGTTCTAATAAATCCATAACTTTACAAAGATAGGCATCTAATTCTTTTTGTCTAGTTTCTAATGAAGCACCTATATTTTGATGCATGTCCCAGCCACCCATATTAAGCGTTACAAATTTAGAACCTGCTTCCAATAGACGGATCGCAGTTAAACAATCAGTTCCAAAACTTGTAGCCTTAAAACGGTCATAATGACTGTCTTCTTCTACTTTAAAAGCCTTTGAAGTACTTCCTAATATAATATCAACAGACTGTTCTCTCAAATCTCTCCAATCTTTTGACATTTGTTGGTTTCTTCCAATAAATCCATTATCAATTACATTTAATGCATGTAATCTTTTTCTAAAGTCATCACTCTTGCCAAGAAGTTGTAGGTCTTTTCTGCCTTCTCTGGTTGCGTCAAAACCCATATATTTACCACCCAACCAAGCGGCATCATCATGTTGTATTTCTCCCATTTTAATATATGTAGGCAGTCCATCATCTGTATTTGGACCATGATATTTTGCCATACAACTACCGTAACTGGGCCATTTTGAACTAGTACCAGCACCAAAATTAGCTTCTCCGGTTACTACCCAATGAACAGCAGATGCATGGTTCTGATCCCTATGACCGAACGCTCTAGGAATAGCTATTTTGTTGGTTCTGCTAGATAAATTCTCAAAAAGACCACCTAGCTCTATGCCTGCAACATTAGTTTTCCTAGCGCCTGTCACGCTTCTACGATCAGCAGGAGCATATGGTATAGGATTAAAAGTTTCAATATGAGAAGCACCACCTCCGAGAAACAGGAATAGTACTGCGGGATCGTCTTTTTGTTTTTCTTCTGCATATGCTGCGCTTATGTTACCTACTAAAAAACCAGAAGTTCCACATTTAATAAAATCTCTTCTTTTCATCTAAACCATCTCCTTCTTATTGTCGTTCTTCTTTTTTTATTGTGGTCATCGTCATGTAGTTTTTGGAGTTGGTCAGTTGACAAAGTGTTTAAATACGATTTATCAAACTTATGATTAGCCCCAGCAAGGTGAGATATTAATGCCATTCTACTTTGTGCTTTATTCCAACTTCCGTTTACGTTCCACTTAGGATCGTAGTAACGGTTTTCATTGAGGTCGGTTTCGGCATAGATGGTCGTGATTGCTTGCTCATCGCCCGCGAGAGTTTTCACCAATGTTTCACTGCAAACAGAGTCGGAATAATCAGACGCTTTAGCTAATTCCCACTGGTCGCAAAACCACTGCTCGCTGAATTTGTATTCTTTTGATTCGCATTTTCTAGCTAAAGCAGCACCAAAGAAAGGTGCTGCTGCTAAAACCTTTATAAAATTTCTTCTTTCCATATCACCATGCCTTACAAGACCAATATCTTGCTTTCCATTTTGGACCGGGATTACTACAGTTATGTCTAGCTCTAAAGCTCTTTCTCCTTGCTGGATTGCTTTTCTTAATTTTCATATTTGGATCTCCAAATCGAACAAGAACAACATTTCCTTTTTCATTTTTAGTATAAACGGCACTTTTCTTAGGACCGCCGGGAGTTCTAAATGGTTTATTTAAAGTTACTTTTCGGCCTTGATACTCGGCAGCATAAGACTCATCAGCACTTTGCGACTTTACAAAATCGTAGACATTCTGAATATAAACTTCTGACTTAGAAATCATATCCTTAGTCCAATCTTCAAAATCAACACTCTCAAGATATTCTTCAATTTCCATGAGTTGCTTGTGCATCTTCATGAGTTGCTCACGTTGCATCTGACCTTCTTCGTATTCCGCAACTGTTTTTTTCAACAAAGATTGCGCTCGTTTCCAAGCCTCTGGATCAGGTCTATCTTTATCTCCCGGTTTTGCTGGGCGATATTTCTTACCTTCGCGTTCTTTCTTTTTACGGATATTTTCCCAAAGACCGGGACGATTTGCTGCGATATCCCATTCTTCTACATCATCACCTTCGTACCCCTCATAATAATCTTCACTAGCAGGAGTAACAAAGTTATCTTCTGTAATTTCTTCTGCCCATCCCTCATTTGTGTAAAGTGCAATAGATATACAGCTTCCTTCTGCAAAATTAGCACCAGCCTCATATGCACATTCTAGCACATATTCAATTTCTGATTCTTGAATTTCCCATTCGTATTCAGAAGCCATTTCTGAAAACTTTTTTGGACCTTCTATAGCAATCCCCTGCTTAATTGCTTGCTTCTTACCATTAGGACCAACAAAGCATTTTCCAGAATCTCCCCACTTCCATCCTGATTTATTATTTTCATTGCATTTTTTCAAAGGCATTTTTAATCTCCAGTCATAATATATAAAAAACCAACAGTAATATATACACCACTGTTGGTTCTAAACAAATATCAAAATATATTAATCAAATTAAAATGGAACTTCTTCCGAAGATTCTTCAGTACTGGCAACTCTTTGATTCTTAGATCCGCCACCATTTGATTTAGGCCCAAGATTAACTCTTTCTGCTACAACTCTCAGTTTTGATCTTTTAACGCCTTCATCTGTTTCCCAAGTGTCAAGCTGAAGCCTACCTTCTACCATAACAAAAGCACCTTTTGTAAGGTACTGAGCCAGAGATTCTGCTTGCTTACCCCACAGGGTAACATCAACAAAAGTTGGCTCTTCTTGTTTATTGCCATCTTTTGACCAGATTCTGTTTGAGCAAATGCCAACGTCTGCAACGGCTGTACCGTTTGGAGTGTAGCGAAGCTCAGTGTCTCTAGTTACTCTACCTGAACCAACCCATCTGTTAAGATCTGACATAAAAATAAATCTCCTAAATAATAAAAATAAATAAAAATAAATTAAACTAATTCGCCTCGATATCGCAACGCTTTTCTTGCAAGGCGACGACCATAAGTAGTACCGTGATTTCTAACTAATTTTCTAAACTCTCCAGAAAACTCTGTAAAAGTAACTGAGTCAACAACTTCTCTTGTTGTTAATTCTCCAGAACTCCATCTTGAAATAGTTTTTAAAACACTATTGTTTGAGTCAAGAAGTAGGTTCCAATCAACTGAGCTAGAATTTTTCATACAATTTCCTTTCTTAAATTTATTTAGACTGAATAAACGGATTAACACTAATAGTTTCACTAACGCTTCCGTCTGCATTTTCAATTCTACTTTCTAACTGCGGATTTATAGCAGATAAAGGAACTGAAGCTGGAGGTGAATTTAGAGCCGTATTCTGATTAGAAGTATTATTTTGTAAGGCATTAACGCATTCGTTAAAATGCGATCTAAGTTGTGCAACATATCTTTGCTGTTCTTCAAGATTATTTTCTGCTCTTTTAATTTCTTCTTGAAGATTATTAGCATAAGAATTCGCCATTTCATTCATTGTAATCATTTTAATTATCCTTTATAAGCTCTGATTGATTTGATTTTACCCTGTTCGTTTATATTAAAAATATCTACAACATTTAAAACTTCATCGTCTAATTCTAAAACAAATTCTATAAAAACAAGTTTGTTCCTGTATGCTGTATTTAAGATATGAATCTTTATTGTTTCAAAATTTGAAAACAATTCTTTGTTTGCTAAAATTACACTGTCTTTTCCTTTCGCCGTTATTTCCCAGTCTCTTAATTGTACTTCGTCATCATAAGCTTTTTCTAAATTTTTTAAATTTTTTGTACAAAAATCTGCCAAATAATTCTTAACTAAATCTATCCAAATCATATCAAACTCCAATTCTAGGAATATGTTTTGTTTCTTCTAATAAAGTGTATGGAGATACAAATTTACAATATGTGGTTATATCATCCTGTACGATAGGTATTAAATCTTCACTTTTTTTTACAGTATTATTAAATAAAGTTTTCATTAAAGCATATCCTGCTCTGTGCTTACATAAAAAGTATTTGCATTTACATTTTTCTTTAAAATATGAAGTTATAAAATTAATAATATCTCCATTGTAGTTTAAATCTATATCGTCTTTATAAATTTCACACTTTATTGAATTAACATAATAATAATAACTATCAAATTTATTTATATCTATAGGAGAAAAATATTTTTTCATAAGAACATGACTTTCTTTTTTATATACATTTCTACCAATTTTATTAATTAAATAATCTACACAAAATTTTATTTCTGGAGGGGTATTAGTTACATTCTGATGAATAATTTTATCCATTAAATCAGGGTCATCATAGAATGCGTAGGAATATCTTTTGTCCGATAAATAAGAATATATAATATTGTTATTTACGCCAAGCTCCTTTATTTTTTCAATTTGTAAATTAAAAAAATCGTAAATTTCACTTGTTTTTCCTGCAATAATATGATCGCCAGGATGATACGGTAGATCATTTCTAAAAAAAGAACTAGAGCAAACTATCTTATTCTTTTCCTCAATTATTTTATCTATAAGAACATTATAACCTTTGTACATTGCGTTACTTCTTAATTTAATTATGTAATCATAACTATTAAATTTTAAAGCATTAACAATTCCATTGTATGAAGAAACAGATTGTTTAACAAAATTATTATTATTAAATAATAATGACTTATCTAAAATAGGTTTATTTAAAACAACTTTAATATTGTTATCATCTTTTAATCTTTTTAATTCATTAAAAAGTTTTTTATTATTCCATAGGTCTTCATTCCATGTAGATATATAAATATCTTGTGGATCAATATAATCTTTTAGATTATTTATATTAGCATGTAATATATCAATATTATTGATACATGAACCTTGAATTATAACAGCTATTTTCATTTATGACTGTCCATAAAAATCTTCAGATCTTCTGGAGTGCCAAGACCCCACATGCTATTGCTTGCGATATTAGATATCTTAATTTTCTTATTGTCTTCAATCGCTTGATTAAATACAGGACAAACATAAAATTCATTATTAAATCTAATATCTTTAGAAATCATATCTTCTGCATATTTAACGTAGTCGGAGCCTTTTTTCCAATAATAAATCCCAACAGTTGCTATATCGCTAATAGGATCTTTTTCAGCTACTTCATTAACATACCCATCTTCTCCCAACTTCACAAAACTCCATTTCGGATGATGTGATTTAAAAGTTAATATACCAGCATCTATCTCATTGTCGCCTTGCATTGAATACATAAAATCATGAGAGTCCCAGTCAACATATTGATCTGAGTTAGCCATTAAAAGTGGTTCATCGTTATCAATAAATTGTTTAGCTAGTAATGTAGTACATGCTGCTCCTTCTGTCACTCCATCAACTTCAACCACTTCACATTTTGGACAGATAGAACTTAGCATATTTTTTAAGTTGTATTTTTCTGAATGTGATTTCTGAACTATGAATACATATTTGGCTTGGACATTTAAATTTTCTACTACCAATTCTATCATTGGTTTTCCGTTTACTTCAATGAGAGGTTTTGGAAAAGTATAACCAGCCTTTTCAAATCGTGATCCTGCGCCAGCCATAGGTATTAAAACATTCATTTTCCCACCATGCCATTTGTCTTTATTCACTTGTTCTTTCCTTTCTATTTTATCTATATGTCTTAGAATTTGCTCCAAATAAACATCGTCTGTATTTCTAACAGCATGTAAATGCGCACCAGAATCAATAGCTGCTTTTCTACCTATTGGAGAATCTTCTATTATAAGAGTTTCTTTTGGTGATGCTCCTGCCTTAATCATACTTTGTAAGTATATCTCTGGACTAGGTTTTGAGAATTTTACATCTTCATTTGAAAAAATTTCATCAATAAATTCTATCAAATCATTCCTTATGAGCATCATTTTGATAGTGTTCTTTATTGAATTTGAACATACATGTACAGAGTAATTTCTCGATTTTAATACTCTTATTATATTTCTCATATAAACATTTGGCATCATATAATCTATGACTTCCAAAGTTTTTTTCTGTTTTTCTTTCCATATCTTTTCATGAAGGCTATAGTCAATACCTAATATTTCAAGTTTCTTTTTTGTTGGCAATCCATCATATTTTGATAGATGGTCTTTTTTTGAAATCTTGTATTGTTCTCCACAAATTTTTTCTAAGGCTAAATTTAATGCTTCAAAATGAATTTCTCTAGCATCAACAAGAACGCCGTCTAAATCAAATATAATGTGTTTAATCATCTAACATGTCCTTCATTGAAAAAATATTTCTATGCTCATGAAATTTACTTACATAAACTTTATTAGCATGGCCCCATCTAGCCATAAATGGAACCAAAAGATTAATATCAATAACTTCAAAACATTTTGCAAAGTTTTCTTTTGTTATTTCCAACCCCATAGCTTTCATTATATTACAAGCAAGCATTGCTTCAGCAGTCCAACTTTCACTTGGGCGAAATCTTCTATAATTATAACAGTATTTATCAAAACCCTTTTGTGAATAATTATGTGCGTCATAAAAAATATTTTCATATGCAGTTTTAAAAAATTTGGTTTTACCACCAAAAATATGATCGCCCATATGGTAAGGTTGGGTTTTAAATTTGTCTACAAATATATTTCCAAACAAAACCTTATCTTTATTTTCCATCATCTTATCAACAAATGGTTCTAAATTATAGTACTCATCTGATCTTACTTTGATGGTATATTCTGTTTGGACTTGCTCGATGCCAGTCTTTGTAGTTGATACAGCCCAAGCTATCGTACTTTTTTGAATAAGATTTTGCATCCTTTTATTACAGCAATAACAATTACCTTTATCACAAAGCTCATGAGAAACTACTTTAACATAATTAGGTAGCTCGTTTAAACTTGGGTGATTCCAACTTGAGTAGACTATGTTGTTTGTAATTTTTCTATATTCTTCAATCTTATTCGCACTATCTTCACTATACAAGCCTTGTATTACAATAGTAAGATCATCTTTCATATTCAAATCTCTCAAAGTCTTCTTTATAAAATTCTTGAATAGCCAACTTAGATTCTACATTATAGTATTCAGAAAAATTAAGATGTTTGCTTGATCTTGGTTTTGCCTCTTTATGAGTTTCTTTTTGTCTGTTAACAAGAGATATTTTCTTTCCTATAAGTACTTCTGAAAGATCTTCCCACTCTTGATTTAAATTTTCAAACTTCCCTATATGGGTCATCTCGCAAATACTACTCTTACAAAAATCTGCTTGAGGTTTTAAGAAAATATCATCAACCCACTCTGTATTTTTAAAGTTACAACAGAAGTTCCTAAAGCTAGATACATCATCGCCTTGATCAAACTCATGGAACAATGGCTTGTCAGTGTCAACCTTTTGAGAGTATTTTGTTACTCTATTTTTAGTAAACTCAAAGTAAAGAGAAACCATCCTGTCATAGGGGTTTCTTACAAAGGTAAATCGAAAACAATCTTCTGCTGCTGCCTCTGGATGAACCTTCAAAGCATCTGCCAACGTCATGTGATGCTGGTCTGGCTCTGGAAGATTCTTGTTTTGCAGTAAGATATTCATTTGCGTACTTCCAGTTCTAGGTATGGAAATATGCAAGAAGTTTCTATCCTTATTAAATATCATGCCTGTATCCTTGATCTATTGTCTTTTTCATTCTTGTCATATGCCTACCGCCTTCAAATTCTGATTCAAGGATCTTTGTAACGATGCTATTTATATCGTCTACATCCAAGAACATTGAAGGCAAAGAGAAGAAGTTGCAACAGTTATGTCTAACTGCGTACTCTGCTGTATACTCATTAAAAACTAAGGCTGATCTAATATGGTCATATTTATTTGCTAAAATATTAATCCCTTGCCCAGTCCTGCAAAACCCAAGTGCCATGCTACAAATACCATCTTCTATTGCCCTTGCTGCTTGAGATACATAATCATGGTAGTCACAGCTTCCATCGAAGAATGTACCAAAGTCAATTACCTTGCCATTGTAAGCCTCTTTGAACTGCTCTTTCAATTCAAAACCAGAATGATCTGAACACAAAGCAATCGGTTTCTCATCAAAGTGGCTACAAACATAATCAATAAAGAATCTTAGCTCCGCTGGAGTTCCAAGAACGTGCATAGCCTTGGTTTCTTCAATGCCGATCTTCAAGCCATCATTAATCAAACGGTTGTAGACAGGGCAAATGTAGTATTCTCCATTAACCTTTTCTTCGTCGTCGATCATCTGATTACCATACTTCACGAAGTCGTTACCGTTTTTAAAGTAGTAGACTCCTACCGCTGCATTGTTACTTATAACTTCTTTCTCGGCAGTTCTGGTTGCTAGACCATCTTCCATCTTCACATAACTGTGGGCAGGAGAGTTTGCTTTGAATGTAAGCAACAAACCATCTAGTTCTGTATCAATAGTCTTAGGATCGAACTGTGGACCAAAGAAAACATCAGGAGTGTAGATAAGAAGAGGACTGTCATCAATATACTTTTCTGCAAGCAGACATGTACATAACGCGCCCTCGGTAACTCTATCAACAACAACGATCTCAACGTTGCTTCCAAACTTTTCTCTTAGAACCTTATCAATTCCAAAGTTATAGATATGATCTTGCCTGACTATGAAAATCAAGTTATGATCTTGATAATCTTTAATTGAATCAATTGCCCAATCAATAATGTGTTTATCTTTTGCCATAATCAAAGGTTTTGGCATCAAATATCCATCATCTAAAAATCTTTGGGCGCGACCTGCGATTGGTAATATAATGTTCATTTCTGTTCCTTAAATTCTTTGCTTAGACTTCTTTGAGATGCGATTATTGCATTTGATATTCCATTTATATCGAAATTGAAATCGTAATTTTTCCCCATGTAGCCAATCACTTTTGCTGCGAACTTGTCACCAGCACCAAGAACATTTACATTGTCTACAAATTTTTCGACCTCAAATACCTTCTCGGTTCCTTTAAAGTATACTTTAGTTTTCACAGGGGAATGGTAGATAAAAGCACCTTTCACCTGTTTTGCGATTTTTTCTGGACTGCCAATAAAATCTCCCTCGCCAGCGAATAGAATATCTATCTTATCCAAACACTCAAAGGGTATCGGTTCTGAATCACAAATATCTGCTGAGATAATTCCTTTGAAACTACTTAACTCTTTAATGAATGAGATTGTTTTCTTGACATTATGATTGATAGAATTTAAATATGCAACATGATGCCACTTAGCAGGAACGGGAATGTCTGGCAAAGACGTTACAATCAAGTTTGGCTTTGATGCCCTTTCGCAAGCGTCTTTGTCAATAAGAATTAACGCTTCACCAATAGCACATGGTTGAACACCAACAGATATAGAACTGTCAAAACTTCTTAGAGCTTCCCAGATATTTGCAATACCTCCAACTGTATTATACGATCCACGATTGGAAAAAACTTTATCATAAGTTATATTTCCATATAATACTACATCTTTCATAGTGACTGCGCTCTCCTGCTATATCCGCTAAAGAAGGTATGTTTAGTCCAATCAAAATCAACATATAAGAATTGTTTGTCTGACATCGTTTTAAAATGACTTTCCCACCAAGGATCTAAAAAAGCAACTGGTAAGTCCTCTTGATTTGCTTGATAGAACGAGACTTTAATTTTATGTCCATGAGCAATGAGTGCATTATTTGAATTTATAACACCATTAACTCGCGTGCTGCCGTTCCATTTTGACGTATCCCAAGCCTGTCTCATTGTTTCAGTCTCAGAAAAAATGGTAATATCGTGAAGCATCTCACCTTCAAAAAATCCAATACCTCTTTTCTCTGCCATAGCCATTTTATCAAAGCATCTTTTAAAGATGTCTTTACAACACACAATCATGTCTGCTCTATTTTTAAATATGTGTGTAGCACCGATCTCTTTTGCTATTGCAATCCCTTCACTAACACATTGAGGATGACCTCTTCCAACCTCTGTGTTTATGATTCTATCGTGCCAAACTAAATGGTCTACATTTTCTACAGTGGAATCGTGAGGTCTTACTCCATGACCTGTTAATATTATTGCGGTATCTGGATAGTTGTGCTTATAATGAGAAACAACACGATCAACCAGATGTTGTTTATACTTCTGATTGTCTTGAATCCAAATATGACTTAATAGAAACACGTTCATGAGTGCCAGTCCTGTATATTAACTAGAGGGACAGGGGTTATAAGTTCCTTCTTAATGCATATATCATAAAGTTCTGCAACAACACCATCGCCTCCATGCCTATTGATAACCTCGGTGCATATCATTTTAAGGGTTTGCGGAGAGTTGTTTGGACAGAATTTATACTTGCAACCCTCCATTATACCCTTATCAAAAAGATCATCTCCAACAAAAGCTGTATCTTCATAAGATGTACCAAACTTCTTCATAATCCAAGGAAGCTCTTTGATTTTGTCTCTTGAAATAACAAGAGGAATAGCTCTTTTATTAGCCATTCCTGTATTGAATCTATCACCAGACACAAGAACCACAGGTACATCAGATGCCATAAACCTACGGATCGCAGTAAAATCTAAGTCGCAATATCTCTTACTAATAACTTCATGGTCTTCATTGTAAGTTTTAGTACCATCTGTCATAACTCCATCAACGTCTAATAACAGAAGTTTAATTGCCATTACCTTATTCCTCTAACATTCGGGTCAATTTCATATTCTTCAAGCATCTCCCTCATCTCTTTAGGATAGTCTGTGATGTTCCATTTACCTTTGACTATTGCGGTTGCTATATAAGGAAAAACGCAAGAGTCATAGTGGTACTTTCCACGCTTCTTATCCAAGAATTGGTCATATGTATATAAACAATTATACCCGTTTTCTTTCGCGTATCCCTGACCAGATCCCTCTAATTGCCAAATATTTTTGTCTGGGTTCGCCTTCAGAACATTTATATAAGACTCTTTGTTCCATAAGGTAGGTTGAACAGCGAATAATAGATTAGCGGTTGTTGGAATAGTTTTTAAAAATCTGCTATTCTTATATGGTGCTTCTAAGAAATTGTCATCACACTTAATCAGCTTGATACAATCAATATCGTCTTCCATGATTGCTTCTACAGCTAGATTCATATATGTCTTACTTACTCCTTCATATAGGATCATATCTTCATGAAGAAATAATAAATAATCAGTTGGTATCTGAGATACTGTTTCTACAAGCCTAGCCGTATAACATGCTGCATCTGTATACTTTAATACATCATACCCTTCAAAGCTATCTTCTTGATCTAGAAGTAAAAACTTGTGGTCAAATTCATATTTGCAGTAACGCTTAAATCTGTCAAGACATGGGGCTAAACAATCATAGTAGGAACTATGTGAGTAAATTGCTAATGACAGGTTATTCATATGTACACTCCAAAGGAATTTTTCTTTCCCACAGCCCTTTCATTTCCATCCACCATTTATAAAATACCACTGAATTGGAAAGATCGCCATCATTATTTGATATTTTTTTTGCATAATTATGAAAATCAGAATCTTTATAGAACACTCCAATTAGCTCAGACCAGATTGTTGTAAATGGTTGCATGATATTCTTATCGCCATAAAACCACATATCTGCTGGTCCTTGGTCAAACATTTCCCAGTCTGCCATATAGATTCTTGCTGGTTTAATATTTGGATTGAATGTAATACACTGAACTGGAGTTCTGTTTGGATTTCTATTAATTCTACCCGTATCAAACCTAGCCTTTATTATAATATCGTAATCATTATTATTCATGTAGCATAGATTAAACACTTTCTGGATAGAATAAAAATGGGAGATTACAGATTGAGGTGGTCTTGGAGACTTATCTACAATGTCCTGTAGACCTCTTGCTTCTACGATTGAATTGAAATCAATTTGAGGCTCGAAAGAAAATGCAACTGGATCATACAGATTACAAATCTTTTCTCTTAGATGTGGTTCCCAGCTATGAATATAAACATCTGGCTTAACAGCCAACTCATCATAAACCCTTTTTACAAGATGATTATAACCATCTTCACCATGAGATTTTTTATCTGTAAGGGAATCAAAATACCCATGTAAACAAAGCGCAACTTTCATTATTTATATCCCTTTACAAAAGACCATGCTCTTCCTTCAAACTTAGAATCAGAATAAATATCTATGTCTTTATATCCTATCTCTTCTAAATCTTTTCTTAACTCTTCTGGATTATTACACCTACTATTCATTGGAAACTTGTAATGATCTACATGATAATCTACCGCTGTTCCTAGATTTGAAACTGAGAAAGAAAACAAGCCTCCATCCTCTAGGTTATCGTACACGCTTTGGAATATCATTTTTCTTATTGTATGACTTGGAATATGCTCCAATACAACAGTTGTCATTATAAAATCATATTTAATCCTTGGTAATCTTTTACTTACAGATCTGATACTGCTGCCATCATTCTCCCAAGAATTTATTTTAGCACCATTAGCGTGCTTCTTTCTTTTTGCATACCTTTTTGCATACTCTGCATTTAATTTAGAGATGTCACAACCATGTACATTACCCCACTCAGCTAGACTGCAAAGGTTTTTCATGTTTCTTCCGCAACCGCATCCGAAATCAAGAGCGTTCTTTCCTTTCCATTTTTCAGGATCAGACTTAACATCGCCAAGAAGGACATCCCAGTAATCTGGGTTTGGATCATGTTCTGAATGATTATCTACTGTCATTCCCTCATGATGTGTATTAAAAAATTCTTTTGCTTCTGCAACATAATCTTCAATAGTCATTTTAAAATCCCCAGTTATTATAGATTTCATATTGTGAACAGTCTGGGTAATCTTCGTTTGGCTGATCCTCTGCGTGTTTAGGATAAACAGAAAGCATCATCATTCCCCACGCTGCCAGTTCTGGTGTAATGTACGAATTGTATCCGAGGAATGGCAGAGCATCTTCACTCATTGGAACACCCTCTGTTCTACCTGACCATCTTTTTTGTTTAAGTTTTTTATACAAAGATTTATCATCTGTTAAAATCATCCCACCTTTTCCTAGTTTCAATGGTTTTTTAATTCCAAATGATAAGCACATTAATGAACCAGAGATATACATGTCTGAAGTAAATCTTTTAGCTGAGTCATATATAGGCAATCCTTCTAGCTTATAAAGACCAGTCCAATCATTCATATCATGATCAAACATTAATTTATGACCAGCTTGTAATATGGATTGAGGAACAGAAAGATATGTTCTTGAAGGTATCGTCACTTCTGTTGGATCAAACATTTCACATGCGATCCTGATTGCATTTGTGCAGTTATCACAAGAAACTGCATATTTAGCTCCTGTATATTCAGCTACATTTTCTTCAAACATTCCAACGATTTTATGCGGCGGGTGCATTACTTTCTCCTGAATACAAGTTCTTGGTGGGAATCTAAAGCACCTTTATATGGAACTAGAATTTCATGCGTCTTGCAAATATGATCGACCAGTTCATGTCCTTGGTTTAATTTTACCAAGAAATTATGGATCTCCATAAAGATATAATCTACCTCAGAAAGATCCTTGCCATAAAGGAAATCGTACTCACCACCTTCAATGTCTACCTTTAAGCAATTTATCGGACCAACCTTTTCAATGATTGATTCTAAACATACTGATTGAACTTCCTCGTCATACTCGGTAGGGTTCCAGCCATGTCCGCTTTCTTCGTATGCAAATCCAGTTACTCCAAAGTTTCCACAATCTTGATTGCCTGCTTTGTTATCATACATCCTAAGCACAAGTGTTTCGCCATCTGCCTTGCCTGCCGCTGCTCTAGTTATTTCAGCGTTACCTACTCCATATTTCTCTATGTTTTGCTTACAGAGAAAAGCATTATTTTCAGAAGCCTCAACAGCATAAATTTTATCAAACAGTTTGTGATAGTTAATGATGAATCCTCCAACATTTGCCCCAACATCCACACATGTTTTTGCGTGCTGAATATATCTCTGTACTTGATATGCTCTGGTGCTTGCCAGAATCTTTGCAAGCCAAGCGTCAGGATTTTTTTGCATAGGAAGCGTCATTCTATAATCTCCAATGGAATTTTTGCGGATTCAAATAGTCTTATACTCGAAATATTTTCAGCTAAAATCTGTGCAGTCGCATCTGGGTATAAATCCTTGATTGATTCTAGCATAAACTTACCAACCCCCTGACTTTGAAATTTTTTAGAAACTGCAATACGAATATCATTATCTACCACCCCTACCCATCCCAAAGGTGATTCACCATCATGAGAAATGCATATAAAATAATTTTTAGACCATTTTTCCATAAATTTTTGGTGTTGTTCATCAGTAATAATACTTTGACTAAAGAAAAATTCTCTGAATTGATTTCTTAATTTTAGAACAAAAGGCCAATATTTTTCTTCACATTTTACCATATACATATTGGATACGTTATCCTCCTAGAATTAATTTGATTCATATAATTTCTTCTGCTTCCAATTCCAGGCATAAATGGATTTAAACTTGAGCCAATATCCATATATGTATTTTCAGGATATTTGCTATAAAGTCTATGAATTGCCATATTACTAAGACTTGAAGCGGCGAACAAAAACAAATGATTTTTAATATCATTTTGTCCAACCCATTCTTCAATAGTATTAATTAAATCATAATCATTTACTATGCAATTTTTACCAATCCTAAAATCTTTTATAATATTAAATCCTAATTCTGAAAGCGAAGCATTTTTGTTAACTATCATTACAATTTTTTTTGTTTTAAATACAGGAGTCATTTCATTAATGAATCTAAAGTAGTTTGCATTTATCATAAGGTTAGACCAACTCAGATGCTCTTGGTCTATATCATCATACCCTTGCTTGATTAGATCCATCTGCCAATCAAAGTAATTCTGACCAATACAGCACCTACAGCTAATTCCTTTGATGTAATTGTGCTGACGATGAACGAAGGAATCAACTAACTTCTGCCTATAAAACTCATGCTCATTAGGATCAAAGTGCTTATGGTCATCCTCCGCATAAGCCATCCTATGAACCTGTCCCTTTACCTTACAATGATCTGCTGCCATGACTATCTCTTGACCTTGCATCATAAATACTTCGCCGTCAGAGAATCTTGCAAATGAAAAGTTTTCACCTTCAATAAGCATATTATTTATAGATGTGAAATCACCTTCAAAGGTTTTATTAGGAGGCATTGTTAGCGACATAGTAATCTCTTTACAACTTTCATATTTACTGAATAGTCTCTATCAACTCCATGTTCTTTGAAATCATCGACAAGCTCTTTGATTCCTGTCTCAAGCTGAGTTCTATGAATGATTCCTAAATCACGATACATTTTTTCTGAGTCTGTTCTCCAAGATCTTGCGTCATTAACATCTTCAACGATTACCTCAGTTCCATACATTTTTTCAAATATTTTAGCATATTCTAAAACCGTCATAGCTTCTTTAGAAATATTATATACCTGATTGAAAGATCTTTCGTCAAATAAAATATCCATAATAGCATTACTAATATCTTTTACATGCAATGATGGTCTACTTTGAGTTCCTCCATGAACAACTATTGGCTCATTGTTTGCAACTTTATCTGCAAAAATATTTAACATAAGATCAAGTCTTTGCCTTGGAGATCTGCCGTATAGTGTTGCAGGTCTTAATATCGTTATATCATACCCACCTCTTTTCATTAGATATTGTAGATAATGGTCTATTTCCATTTTGATTACGGCATATTGAGTTATTGGTTCTGGATATGTATCTTCTCTTACTGGTTTTTCCTTTACTCCATATACACTTCCAGAAGAAACTTGTATAAGTCTTTTAATATATAGTCTTTCACAACTTTGAATTACATTCATGACCCCGTTGTAACTAACATCATGTGTAAATTTAGGATCTAAGTCTGAACTAATATCATTTGATATACATGCTAAATTAATTACTGCATCAGAACCTATTAAATGATTATGAAGATTCTCTGAATCTCTTATGTCACATTCTATTAGATGTACTTTACTTGCATCTTTAAATAATTTTAGATAATCTTCTCTGTTTTTCCAAAACCAAAAAGTATCTATTACTCTTACGTCGTATTGTTCTGATAATATAGGGCATAGTACAGACCCCACATATCCTGCGCCTCCAATTACAGTAATTGTCATTTAATAATACCTTTCAATATATTCAATATTTTCTCACCAGATTTGCCATCACCATATGGGCATTCTAAACTATCTTCAATATTATAGTCTTTAAGCATATGGAATAGATCTGTCAATTCTCTTGGTCTTTTACATAGCCAAGAAAATTCTCCAACTCCTTCTTGTCTTTCTGTTTTATTTCGGCACACAATACATGGCTTTCTAAAGAATGCAGACTCTTCTTGAATACCACCGCTATCTGTTATAACAAGTTTTGAGCTTTTAAGTATTTTTAATAAATAATGATGAGGAAGAGGATCTACTACTTCTACATGATTTAAAATATCTTTATATTTTAACACATTCGGGTTTGGATGTATAGGCAAAACCCATTTAAATTCAGGATATTCCTCTGCTAACAAATCAATAGCTTTAAACCACTTACGGATTTGTTCATGGTTTTCTCTTCTATGTAAGGTACAGAGAATATGTATCTCTTCGTTTACTGGATGATTTACAAGGTTGTCTAGAGCAGTATTTCCAACTACATATATTTCTGAATTATGATGCTTGCCTTCATTAGTTAGATTTTTCATAGCGAATTTAGTTGGACAAAGATGAATGTCTGCCATTCCACTAACTGCCTGCCTGTTAAATTCTTCTGGATATGGCTGTTTATTATCCCAAGTTCTCAAACCTGCCTCTAGGTGAATTACTGGTATCTGTCTATGAAACGCTGCTAAAGCTACAGCAAAAACAGTTGTTGTATCACCCTGAACCATAACATGAGTAGCTCCATACATGTCAGAAGGAATCTGTTTTAGAATTGATGCAACGATAGAGTCAAGCCTCATGTCGCATATATCTTCTATTTCAAGTGTGATATGCGTAAACTCGCGTGCCACTTCATCTACTAGACTACTATGCTGTCCAGTAAATAATAGTTTATATGGAATTTTTCCTGCTATGGCTTGTACCACAGGTTTGATTTTTATCCATTCTGGCCTGGTTCCAAAAGCTATTAATAGCATTAATTCACCTTTATGTGATATATATTTATTTAAAATTAACCCAATCTATCTTATACCAAAAAACATTTTCATATTCTGGATGTTTAAATTTTGAATTTATACGATACTTATTTGATTTAAGACAATCTTTTATAGGTTCACCATTATCAAACTTTTTAATTAATTTTTCATAAAGTAAACTATTTTCAATAGTTTTAGTAGATGTTTTTAAAAAATGTCTATAGTAATCTCCATTTTCTCCTAAATCAATACCAAATGCTTGTCTATAAATAAAATCAGCGATTTTAGAGTGTCTTACTTTATAAACAAAAAATGCATCCTCGTATCCATACGCTTCAAATTGATTGCATAAACCATCTAATCTTTCAAATAACTTTGGTTTTATTGAAAAAAAATCATATCTCAATGGCAGGTTTGAATTAATTTTTTTTTCTTCTGTACCATAATCGAAAACAAAAAATTTACATTCATTTTCAAAACAATTTAACAAATCAAAAAAATTAGGAACTCTATCTACAGGACAAAAAATAAAAGTATCTTTTTCACTATATGGTTTTAATATATCAAAACCAGAATTTATCAGCCTAGAATAATTAAAATCTTTATCATTATCTTGTTCGATTATTGCGTACTCATAAGGTATGTTGTAATCTCTAAGTTTTCTTAAAAAAACAGGAAGTGTTAAATCAAGCTCTTCTTTTCTGTCTCTATACGGAACAATTATTTTATACATCAAAATATATCCTATATTTTAAACCTTTACTGTCTGATTTTTCAATTAATTCTTTGGAGAAATTCCAAGCCAATATTACGCAGTTTCCAAAATATTTTTTTGATTCTGATAAATCTTTTATAGGATATTTACTGTATGGGCAATATAACCCCGTCTTATTTGGATTTTCATCAAATATATATTTTAGGCTTGAGTTGCAATATCCTAGAAATGTCATACCTTTAGCAGCAGAACCGATACCATATTCTACATTGTCTTTTATGAATTTAGACCTTATTGTTTCACATTTTATTTTATATTGTTTGTAAAAATCTTTATCAAAAAGACATTGTTCAAAGTCAAGCGGTTCAACACAAGATTCTTTTTTAGATATTTCAAAAAGATAGCTTTTCCCATGAATATCCTCTACAGAGATATTGTTGATATATAAACCATATCTTTTCAATAATTCTTTCATTGAATTTGTATTAAAGTAGGATATGTGTTCGTGGTATATGGTATCGAATTGACCATGCTGGAACATTTTACATTGAGAAGTCTGTATAAGGATTACAGAATCTTCTTTCATATGGATTAAACAATTCTTTAGAAAACCATCTAGGTCTGACGTATGCGCAAAAACATTTTGAGCTACGATAAGATCAAACTTTTTATTAAAAGTCGCGTGCTGCCAGTAATTATTGACTACTCCATGTTCAGATATTTTTGAAACTATGTTCTCGGCGGGATCAACGCCATATGTTTTCCATCCATACTTCTTAAAGGCATCTAGTTGTGACCCGTCATTACATGCAATATCTAAAACTGTTTTTTTATCTGGAAATTTATCTGTAAACCTTTTAGCAAAACTATTAAAGAATTTTTTTAGAGTATTGCTAGTCCCACTAACATAACAATAATTTTTAAACAATATGTCTGGATTAACAGCAACACTTAATTGTGAATGAAAACATTTTATACAAGTATTTAAAACCAATGGGTATTTATCCCACTCTTGACTTGGGCTAGACTTGTATTCGTTAGCTAGAGGTAGCTCGCCTAAGTTTAATGTTTCATTTAAATGGCTTGAATTGCAGCAAATGCAACGGTTTAATTTTTTCACTGAATTTTTCATGATATTGATTATAGTATTTAAAATCTTTAGTATTTAAAAGTTTATTATATATAGATTCATCTATACATAAAGGTTCTTTATTTTCACTGACATTCTTTTTTAAATCTATTTTTTCTAATCCTCCTGCTGAAATATCCACTATAAAATCAAATTCTTTTATTAAATTAGGACTTATTAAAAAATCAGTTCCACATGAATAATCAAGCCATTTAGATATACTTTCTGAATTTTTATATATGCCGTGATGGACTTTACACCATTTATCTTTATCTTTTTTTAAAGGTAAATTTCCCCAAAAGTAATTAAAAAAACTACATCTCAAATGTATAGGATTCCTAACTGTTACCAACAATGTATACCCATTTTTCTTAATTTTTTTTAAGATTTCTATACATTGTTCTTCACAATTATTATTATTATGATGGGATGTAATTCTGGAATAATTATTTTCAACTGGAAATAAATTTTCAGAACTTATTAATTTTGGTTGCTTTTCTTTTAAAATTTCTAAACATTTTTCATAATCATTAGCAAAATATATATTTCTATCTATATCTTCTATCTGTTCATGCAATACAGACTTTACCGTGGAGCCGCCTGTTTTTGGAATATGAAAATAAAATATTTTTTTAATCATTTATATGCTATAATATAATGTTTTATTACAGGAGAATACTCAATAACTCTATCACATCTATTTACTAATTCTTTTATGCCGTGTGTATTAGGTGCAGAAAACCCTTCGTTAATCATTATTTCTGTTTTAATAAATTCTTTCGATGTTAATTTTCTTATGTTTTTGTTTTTTGTAACATAGTTAGTTTGGTCTTGATAAGCAATATCACCATTACCAATGTATATTTTTTTTACATTATCAAAATTTTTATTGAAACTTTTAATGTATTTAAGGAACAATCTATCATCGCCGCTCCACCCCTCACACCTATTGTCTAACCCATTTGAAAAGCGAAAGACCGATCCTAATGTCGAAAAAAAATCATACCCCTCGTTAATGTCTATAACGCTCTGGTTGCTTTTACTTTCTGTAAAAATTTTCATTTTGTCATTCGGATTACACTCTAGACAAGGCTGTTTAAAATATATGTCTACAGGACTAAAAACAAACGTATCCTCATCTTTTGGATTAAGAATCCTAAAACCTGCGTTAATAGCCTTAGATAAAGAAAACAAATTACCATCGTCCTCTTGTTCTACTATTGCAATCTCATAATTGTTAGTATAATAGTAATTTAAGAATGGAATATTATACAAAAGGTATAGTCTTAGACTAATTTCTCTATCTCTATACGGAACAACTATTTTTAACACTTAAAGCCTCTAAAATTGATTTAAAAGTTTCATGAAATTTAAAATCAAAAGTATCTTCAAACTTACTACAGTCTAGCTTGAAATTGTAGGGAGAGTTCGATCTTTCATCTTCTAACTTATCAACAGATACGACAGGTTTATAAGTAAATAGTGAAACTTGTTTTGCAATATCATTCATATTTGTATTAAAAGAAGAAAGATTATATATCCCAGGATATTTTGGATTTTTTATAATTGATTCAACAGCCCTGCATAAATCTTTTATTCCTAATATTCCTCTACTTTTTTCTCTCCCACATAAAAATATTTCATTATTGTTTATAGCTGAATTATACATAGCGTTAATAACTGTATTTCTAATATTTTTAGAATATCCACATACGGTTCCGAATCTCAAGCCGTAATAATTAACATTAGAAAACTTTATAATATTATCTATTGTATTTTTTGCAAAATCATAAGCATTTACTACGGAGGTAGTATCACATTCTTCTGAACACATTTCTCCATATGTGTTTCCGTAAACACTTGCACTACTAGCATAAATAAAGCATTGATCTTTTCTTAATTTAAAAACTAGATCAATAAATTTTTTAATGTTATTATCAATAGAAGAAAAAGGATATTCAACACATTTCGCTACTGTAGAATGCCCTGCAAGCAATATAACCGAATCAAACGATCTAATAAAATCTTTATCTAATTCTTCATAGTCAACAAGAATATTATTTTCATTTACATAATTTCCTCTCGCTTCTATATCGCAAGTTTCTACCTCATAAGTATCTTTTAAATGCTCATACAATACACTTCCAATATATCCAGTTCCACCAATTATTAAAACTTTTTTAGGTTTTTCTATTAACATAAGTTTTCCATCCAAGTCCTACAAGTCTTTGCACACATTCATTTCTTTCTTTGTAAAATTGTTTATGATTCCTCTGGGCAGAACTAGCAACCTCATCAACCCCTAGCTGTTGCCCATACAATGAACTCCAAAGGTCTTTATTATCAACGGGGTGCGAAGGAACATATGTTTTAATATTACCGTGTATTTGACACATCGCAGAGAAGTGCATATCTTCCCCATTTGCCCACATAGGCTTTTCCATCCACATATATTTAATGTAGCTAGAAGGGAAGAACCAAGCATGACCCACTAGATCAACTTCAACTGTATTCTGATTGCCAGAAACCCATCCGTATCGCGTATTTGGTTGATAAGACGTTTCTTGATTCAGGCAGACTCCAACACCTCCGTAGATTCCATTACACTCATTATAAGAGTCTAGACAGTTCTCAAACCATCTGGGGCCAGGAATAGTGTCATCATCGAAAATAGCAGTAAACTCTGTATCTACTAAACAAGCAGCAGCAAACCTTCCACAATACTTCCAGTTGTAATTAGATTCAATTACTCTTATTCCTGCTTGCTGTGCATAAAGATTAAATGAAGTCCAATCAAAATTGTTTTGATCTGGGTGATAATTTTTCCATACCCAAATTTCTTCTGGAGGAACTGTTTGGTTTATTAAAGCCTTTATTTGTGGTTGTAGATTTTGAGGCCGTCTATAACAATTAAGTATAGCTGTTATCATATAACCGTTTCCCAAAAAAGTTGTGGAGAGTTCTTACATCTATTTTTTACTTCTTCTATACCATATTGTTTAATATCATGAACCGCTCCTATATTTTCAGAACAATTCAATTTTATTCCACAAAATGCTGCCTCTGCTATTGTTCTACAGAATGGCTCAAAACCTACTGGGTGATAGAAAAGCTCTGTATATTTGTTAAATAATTCTGGCATTTCTGAATGAGATTTTTTACCAATAAACTCTGCATTTTTGAACGAATGAATTATATCTTCAAACGACTGATGAGAAGTCCATCCTGCTATAACAAATTGTCTGGATGGATTGTTTATGATTTGTGAAAATAAATTTTGCGCACCTTTTAGGGTATGAATGAACCCAGCGTACAAAGTTTTATCTTCACGCTCTAGATTATAATTGTGAAATCTAGAGTCATCAATAGGAGAGGGGACAATATCTATTTTATCAAAACTAATTGGATAACTATATTGTCTTACATATTCTTCGTAATGATATTTAGATAAGAATATTCTTTTTTTAGCAGAACCATGTAGCATAACTCTTTGATCTGGAGACAGATACGAACTAGAGTCATGTTCAAATTTTACATGATTTTTATGAGAAGTAATAAAATCCCATATACTTTTTACATCTGGTCTGGATAATATATTGTGCATATATCCAGTAACTATCATATCATATTGTTTATTTACAACTGCATCTAGAGGAGAGTTAAAAATAAAATGATCTATTTCATATCCTAAACTTTTGCCAAAGTTAATTATAAAATCATCTGTTCTCTGAGCGCCTCCAGAATTTTCATTTACTGAAAAATCTGACATCCACAATACATTCATTTATTTTTCCTAAAACTCGCGTGTCCTTTATATAACCAGACTATGCACCTGTTACTCCAATTATTGAATAACTTATAGTGCATCCTGATGTACCAGCATTTGTAATTGATAAATCTTTATTGCTTCCATCAACATCAACACCAGAAATAACATCCCAATATTGAAAAACACCATAAGCCTTAACTCTTACATTGCCGCTCCCGCCATTGAAAATCTCTGTAAGGCCATTTCCTGTAGCTCTCACCAATACATCTGTACCAGTCTGAGTTGCTTCATTGTATATACCTATAGCTTTTACTTTTTGAAAATTTACGGTTGGATTTAAATCAAACAAAGGTTTTGGTAAAGCCTGCATATCTAAATAAACTTTTTCTCCAACCCCCAAATCTACCTGATTGTAAACACCATAGTCTGCCTGACCACTTCCAATTCCAGAATAAAGAATTTTAGTTGTATTTATAAAACTGCTCTCAGAAGCGTTTGTATCTCGTATCTGATAGCCTATTTTTGACGTTAATGTTGAAGTTGTATTTGCCATTATCTTCTACCTTTAAATTTTACTTTTTTTATTCTGTATGGTTCCCAATAAATTCCAGTATTTTTAGATTTTTTTGGCAATCCCATATATAAGTATGAAAAACCTGCATTTTTGTTGGAAGCTCCGTTCACCTTCAATCCATTTTGATCTTTTCCAACTATTTTAAATACACCAGTATCTCCCATGCAAATTTTTTCACCGACTTTTAAATCTTCTGATTCTCTACTGCATACGAAATAAGGACCGCTGCCTTGTATAACTTTAATATATGATCCTATTTCGATATTTCTCCAATCTGTTATCTCATTTTTTATAGGAATATTTTTTGAAACAAAATCAGACAAGCAATATTTACACTTTCTGCTTCTGGCAGCATTAACAGAATTGCATTTTTTACATAATTTTTGACCACGACTTAGTTTAATTTCCATTTTATCCCCAATCTTTAATTCTATCACAAATAAATTTTAACTGATCCCATTCTCCTAATTCCATATAACTAACAAGTCCTACCTCAAAAGAGATAGGTTTTGGAAGTCTATAGAATTTTTCTATATTAAAAAAATAATCAAAATACTTTTGATAAAACTCGCGTGCAACAGCAGGCATCTGACTATTGTATACAATAATACCACTGTAATTTTGTAAAGTAATACAGAGAGGTGAGACATAGACAAGTCTTTCTGGAAGCTCTAAAGATTCTTGAAAAGCCAGAGATAAAGGGCATTTTCCTTTTTCTGGTTTTCCAAGTCTAATATGCTTCTTTGCTACTCTAATCATCATCTGTAGATTCTAGCACCGCAAGTCGGTTTACTTCATCAATTTCTATGATTTCATATTGACGACCATGTAACTCAACTATGTCTCCTATGTCCCAAGAATCCCTGATTTCAGCAACAACTACGCTCATAAAGCTATTCTCCCTTTAGACGACTTACAAATCAAATTCAACCTAAGCAAAAACGGTTCTATAACAGACTCAATAGTTTCTTGGTCTATATTTAAAGCAGAAGAAATTGTTGATATTCCTACCGGCTTATTTACTTTCTTTAAGAATTTTAAATATCTTCTGTCATTTTCAGTTGATCCATCCATACCAATTCCTCTCATGGACAGAGAATCCCTCAGATCGCTCTGTGTGATCCATTCAAGGTCTTTCGCGATGCCGTAGTCTCTTACCCATTCAAGCAAGGCATTTGCAATTCTAGGAGTTCCTCTGCTTGCTTTGGCTAGACTGATTATTGATTCATCACTTATGGGTATCGACATGTTTTTGCAATTAGTTTTAATTATTTTTGCAATAGAAATATAGTCGTATAGCGAGAGACTAAATTTCAATTTAAACCTATCTCTAAAGGGTTGAGGCAGCTTTCCTGCCTCTGTAGTTGCACCAATCAATGTAAATTTTGGTAGGTCAATGGATAGTATTTCCTTTTCCCCTTTTTCATTTTCAGAAGGAATATCAAATCTAAAATCTTCCAAAATAGTATATAAGGATTCTGTAGTCTTTTTACTAAGTCTATGCACTTCGTCTATAAATAATACTTCGTTTTCCTTGATATTAGTTATAACAGGTAATATATCTTTGAATGTTTTTATATTACCTCCAAGTATTTGTTTTGTTTTAACTCCAAGCTCATTACCAATAGCTACGCTAAATGTAGTTTTACCCAAGCCAGGAGGTGCGTCAATCAAAACATGACCTAACGCATCTCTCCTAGTTTTTGCAGACTTTATAGCTATTGATAATGCTTCTTTAACTTTGTCTTGTCCAATAATATCATTAAAATACTTTGGTCTTGTCGTCATTTTTCCCTTTGTTTTGCAAAGCTAATAGTATTATTTCTTTTTTGGTCTTTCCTTTAATATCTATGGATTTTACCATAGATTTTGAATCTTCCTTAGTCCATCCTAAAGAAACCAGAGATGATATAGCCTGCTTGACATTATTATCTTTAACAGTATCTTTTTGTGAAACCAATGGTTCGATAATTAATTCTTCCCAGCAAGAATCACATTTATGATTAAATATCTCTTTAGGAATGTCCTGTAATTGAAATGTTAAAAAACAATTAGGGCATTTGTAATTTATAATTACAGAATGTATTTTTGCCTTTAACCTTTTTCTCATTAATCGTCATCCCAAGACGAGATGCCTTCGTCTACAGGCTCAGGCTCAACGACAGGCTCAGGCTCAACGACAGGCTCAGGCTCAACGACAGGCTCAGGCTCAACGACAGGCTCAGGCTCAACATTAAACATTCCTTCAACCTCAAGATATTTTCCAGAAAATACTACACCAGAGCATTCTTTCGCTTCTGCAACATACGATTCCTTGTCATATTCTCCGTAAACAACGTCAACTCTAATTTCTTTTCCTGCCGTAACTGGAATTTCCCATACCTTATCCTTATCTTCATTAAGAAGATTTATATTAAAATACGGACTTGCGATTAGCATGACATTTATATTCTTTTCACGATCATCTTTTTTAACTGTTAGTTTATACATTAATTGTCTCCTTGATCTTTAAAATAGTTATTTTCATATAAGTCTAAATACACCTGATTTACTTGATTAGAGTCAACAAATATGTCATCTTCGTGCATTTCAAACCCTTTTTCTGAAACTCTGTAAGAACCATTTATCATAGCAGTATTAAATTTAAGATGAATAGCTAAGGCACAGGCAGTCAATGGGTCGTCAGCAATAGTTAAAAATTTTGCATCATCACCTATTTTCTTTTCAATTTGCCAATCTACAATATAATATTTTTTCATCTAATTGTCTCCGTTATTTACAATTTCACGAAGTACATTTTTTGTATTCTTAATGCTCGATGAAACTATATTGGGAGATACATTTAATTTATTTGCAACTATTCTGATTTTATTAGATTTATTAAGATGTTTTATCCAAGACATGAAAATATCTTTATCAGTTTTATCAACGATATTATCCTCAACTAAATTGATTATGTCTGCCAAACAACCTTTTATTTCTGCTTTTGTTTCTCTAAGAATTTTATTTTCATTAAAAGATAAAGATGTATAGTCCACTCTTTTTGTTTCCATAATTTCCATAAGAATTTTTATTCTCCTTTCTTTAAGTCCTGTCAGCTTGGATATTTCACTAATGTCATTTGAATCGACTCTTTTGATTTTGTTCATGTGACCAACAGCATGTTTTGTAATATCATATCTAGTTTTTACATTATACTTTGAATCTTTAATCATGTCAATCAAATAATTGGTAACGTATCTAGTGGCTATTGTTGTGATACTGGATTTGTTTATGTCCCAATTATCCACAGCTTTTATTAAAGCTAAGTTTCCCTGTTGAATAAAATCTTCTAAGTCAATATGCTTATTATTAAAGTGAAATTTATTTGCTATATTGTATACTAATGGTAAACATGAGTTTATAATTTCATTCCTAGATGAAATATCTCCACTTCTCATATCCTCATACAATTTAACTTGATCTTCTTTTTCAAGAGCTATGTAAATTTCAGATATTTGTTTGTTATAAATCATTCTATCTCCCATTAATAGTGTCAAATCTTAAATCATTAATAATATCTTCCACACTCTTGCTTTGAGGCAAGGTTAGTCCTCTCCTTGTTTTTGTAGGATGAAATTCTCTATCTTTAGCTTCGGGATCAATCTGTGCATGTGTCTCCCTGTATATCTTAGAGCGAATTATTCTACGGATCTTATTATCATTATATTTTATCTCATAATATCCAGTTTTCCAGTTTTTTTTGGGTAGAAATTTACTATCAACATAGTCGCCTCTGTATTCGCTTGCCCACATCCATTGTTTTTTTCTTTCTAAAGTCTCAAGGGTTTGTTCTATTTGCCTTCTTGTTGTTTCCCATTTTTTTTCTCCTTCTTTTGTTTTTTTGTAGGCATCATCCATCATGATCCATTTTTCTACATGGAATTTGCAATCAACAGAGTGCCAGTCCCACAGTATAATCTGGGACCATACTTGAACACCCCATTCGTTATGATAATGATTTACTTCGATCATGTCAAATGTATCGACGATTAAATTCTCATCACCTAATCTAAATAGAGATAAAAATAAAATCAATCCCATGAATAGATCCATCTAGCAATTACCCCAGTAATAAATAAGTATAGGAATATTGAAGAAAATACTACAGACAAAACTATACACAATCCTCCCCAATCTATCAACGGTTCTTGATATTTTGGTTTTTTATGCTTTGGAGGTTCGTATGGGTTCTTCATAATCCCTGCACCACTTCCATATCAATTCCTAATTCTTGACAAACTAATTTACATCTAAGAATATACACTTTTTCTTTTGTTTTACTTTTTGTAAGTAAGATTACTTTTGGTTTCTTTCCTGTAAATATACCATACAGAACAGCCTGAGCCGGTGCTTCTTTCCACTTGGTCGCCCACTCGACTTCAATAGCATGAGTTTCATTTAAAATATCACAACGACTTCCATCGTCCATAATCACTTCGGTTTCCCAACCATTCTTGTCTGCAATAATCGCAGAGTTCTCTACCTCACTAGAAAACTCATCACTCGCCTGTAGTGGGGTTAGTAGTATTAATAAAACTAATATTTTTAGCATGGTTTAATTTTCCCGTATAATATTTAAAATGGTTATTGCCATAGATTTTAGTGCCGCCTGATCTGATGTTGCTGGGCATCTGACTATCTGTTTTCTACAGACATGCTCGATCTGTGCCAACTTCAAGGTTTTTTCTAATAGTACATCATCTTTGCTTTTCATTTGTCAACTCCATAAAATATCTACCATCTTTTAGTTCGCCCATAATACCGCCCCTAAACCCCCAATAACATTTAATATCTTCTTTGCTATAGATAGTAAAAG